GGCATCCGGCTCATGCGCTGGAACCCGGAGTACATCACCGTCGAGCACAACGAGGCGACGGGCGATGATGCCTACTTCTTCGAGATCCCACAGGTGCTCCGCAACGACATCTTGATGGGGAAGAAGCACATCATCGAGACGGTTCCTGACGTTTTCATCAAGGCCATCAGGGAGTCGAAGTCGCTGCGCTTCACCAGCGAGTCGATGTTCCATCTGAAGCGCCCGACCATCGCCGAGAAGGATCAAGGATGGGGTATCCCACTCATCCTGCCGGTCCTGAAGGACACCTACTACCTCCAGATCTTGCGTAAGGCTCAAGAGGCCATCGCACAGCAGCACATCGTACCTCTGCGCATCCTCTTCCCTGCGGGGCGTGAGGGCATCAACCCGTACGCCATGTCGGATCTGGGTCTCTGGCGCAAGCGCATCGAGGCCGAGATCCAGAAGTGGCGGATGGACCCCAACTACATTCCCATCCTTCCACTCCCCATCGGGAACCAGACGTTGGGAGGAGAGGGTCGGGCACTCATGCTCCATCAGGAGATGCGTGCCTGGTCTGAGCAGATCGTCGCCGGCATGCACGTGCCCATCGAGTTCGTGTTCGGCGGACTCCAGTACTCCGGCTCCAACGTGTCCATGAGGATGCTGGAGAATCAGTTCCTCAACTACCGCACCGAGCTCCTCATTCTTGTCAGGGACTTCATCCTCGGGCGCATCGCTGCCTTCATGGAGTGGAAGAAGCCGAAGTGCCACTTCAAGCGGTTCAAGATGGCGGACGATCTCCAGAGAGTCGCCCTCTTGTTCCAGATGAATCAGGCGATGAAGATGTCGGACACGACTCTTCTCGATGAGGTCGACCTCGACATCGTTCAGGAGGAGAAGTACAAGTTCTCCGAGCTCAACAAGCAGCTCGAGGGACAGCGTAGGACGCAGCTTGCTCAGGCGGCTCTACAGGGTGAGGTACAGGTCCTCCAGACCAAGTACCAGATCCAGGCGCAGAAGATGATGATGAACGCCGGCGTCCAGCCGCAGCAGCCCGGCGATGCTGGGGGTGCGGCCGCAGGAGGGGCTCCTCCTGATGGTGGGATGCCGGAGGCTGGGGGTGGTGCTCCTGGTACCCAGCAGCCCATGCAGGGGGAGGAAGCTGCACCCGGGATGCCCGATGGCGCAACCGTCTACCCAGAGAACGCTCAGCAGACTCCACAGCAAGGCATCCCGCAAGAGATGCAGTCACCACTCAACATGGCCCAACAGCAAGGTGGCATGAGCGTCTTGGCTCTCGCTCGTCGTGCGGCCACCTACCTTCAGAAGCTCGATGATGCCAGTCGCTATGTCGAGCTCATGAAGATGAAGGGCATGAACCCACAGCTCTACACGCTCGTCAACCAGCTCCTCACCAAGGAGCAGGGATCTCAGACCGACAACCTGAATCCGCTACAGTCGCCGCTGCCACAGCAGAAACCACCGCGGCGGCAAATGGCACTCGTTTAGGCGATAAGCAGAGAACGCGGTGGCCGTTAGTACCGCGGCCACGCTTCTCTATGGGGAGGTCGCATGAACTCAACGAATGATGTACTGGCTGGGGTAGACCAGGCTACCCCAGCCACAACAGTTGACCACACGAAACTTACCTTCAACCGGGTGTTCACCGCCGAAGGTAAGGACCCGTGGTCCTCGGTGGAGTGGGTCAAGAAGGATGCCGTCATCGTTGGGGGAGACGGCAGGGAAGTCTTCCGCATGGACGGGGTGGAAGTCCCTAACTGGTGGCCGGAGACCACGGTGAACGTGGTGGCCGAGAAGTACTTCCGTGTGGTGAACGGAGTGAAGGAAACCTCGGCGAAGCAGATGTTCGCTCGTGTAGCTGACTGGATCACGCGTCAAGGCATCGAGCAGGGTGTGCTCGAGTCTGGTGAGCAGGCTCGTGTCTTCTTGGACGAGCTCATCTACATGTTCGTCAACGGCATGTACGCCTTCAACTCTCCGGTGTGGTTCAACGTGGGCGCGTCCAAGGAAGCACAGCCTCAGTGTGGGGCCTGCTTCATCCAGTCTGTCACCGACACGATGTCGTCGATCATGGACCTCGCCACCCGTGAGGTCATGGTCTTCAAGGGTGGTTCTGGCTCTGGAACCAATTTCTCCAACCTGCGGTCATCACACGAACGCCTCTCCAGGGGCGGCTATTCTTCGGGACCCGTCTCTTTCATGGCGGGACTCGATGCCTTCGCGGGAGTCACCAAGTCTGGTGGGACCACGCGTAGGGCAGCGAAGATGTGCATCCTCAACGCAGACCACCCAGACATCCTAGAGCAGTACAGTGGCAAGCCGGGCTTCATCACCTGCAAGGCCGACGCAGAAGAGCAAGCCCGTGCCTTGTGGGAGTCAGGTCGCTACTCCGCGGAGTGGAACAAGCCCGGGAACGTCTACGACCGTGTGGGGTATCAGAACGCCAACAACAGCATGAGGGCACCCGACTCCTTCATGAAAGCTGTCGAGGACGACCTCACCTGGGACACCTTCACGGTGAAGGAGCGCAAGCTCTTCAAGACGTACCAGGCCCGCAAGATCTTCGATGCCGTCGTACGGTCGGCTCACCTGTGTGGAGACCCAGGTCTTCAGTTCGATTCCACCATCAACGGGTGGCACACCTGTCCAGAGAGCGGCCGCATCAACGCCAGCAACCCCTGCGCCGAGTACCTGTTCCTCGATGACACTTCGTGCAACCTCGGGTCCCTCAACCTCATGCGCTTCGCACAGGGACCGAAGTTCAACACAGAGGCATTCATCCATGCCTGCGAGATAGCGATCACGGCGAAGGAGATCATCGTCGACGCTTCCAGCTACCCCACGGAGCTCATCAAGGAGAACAGCCGCAAGTTCCGAACTCTGGGCATCGGTTTCTCCAACTTCGGTTCGCTGCTGGTCTTCTGGGGTATCCCCTACAACTCAGAGCATGGGCGAGCGGTCGGAGGAGCCATCGCTTCTCTCATGACTGCTGCCAGCTACCGACAGTCCGCTGTGCTGGCACGGAAGCTGGGCCCCTTCCCGGAGTTCCAGAAGAACCGGGAGTCTATGCTACGGGTCATCCGCCGGCACTGGAACGCCAGTGAAGGCTTCAACTACCGCTTCGACCAGGAGCGGAGGTCCATCATCAAGACTGCGCTCGAGCTGTGGGCTGAGGCGTACCACCTGGGGGAGAGCTCCGGGTACCGGAACGCTCAGGTCAGCCTCCTGGCGCCCACAGGCACCATCTCGTTCCTCATGGCGTGTGACACCACAAGCGGAGAGCCCATGCTCGGCTGTGTCACCTACAAGAAGATCGTGGGCGGAGGTCTGCTCACTCTACCGAATCGCATCATCCCCCAGGCACTAGAGAACCTGGGTTACGAGCAGGCTAACATCGCACGCATTCTCGAGCACCTGCGGCAGACGGGAGACATCCACTCCGCCGCCGACTTCGACGAGGAGAAGCATGGCCCCATCTTCGCCGAGGCTCTGGGAACACACGCCCTGACCCCCGAGGCTCACATCGACATGATGGCGGCCATACAGCCCTTCCTGTCGGGCGGCATCTCCAAGACCGTCAATGTCCCCGCAGATGCGTCTCTGGCAGATGTCGACAAGCTCTACATGCGTGCCTGGAAGAAGGGGGTGAAGTGCATCGCGGTCTTCCGTGATGGGTGCAAGCTCTCTCAGCCCACCAACCTACAGGCTGGGGAGACTGCCAACAGCAAGGAGAGGCTCAAGTGGGGGGAGCGGAAGCGTCTTCCCAACACGCGCAAAGGAGAGACACACAAGTTCACCATCCAGGGGCAGGAGGGCTACATCACTACTGGGCTGTACCCTGATGGCTCGCTCGCTGAGATTTTCGTCCGTATGGCCAAGCAGGGTTCCACGCTCAATGGCTTCGCGGACATGTGGGCAACAGCCTTCTCCATCGGGCTGCAACACGGTGTGCCACTGCCGACGATGATCGACAAGATGAAGGACACCCGCTTCGAGCCTTATGGCCTGACTGACCATGAGAACATCCGCATGACATGGTCGATCGGGGACTACATCAGCCGCTGGCTCGAGCTCACCTTCCTCCAGCCGCAGGAGAACCTCACACCCATCGACCCGAAGAAGCCTGTCGGACTCAGCTACGACGGCGGTCCCTGCGTCTCGTGCGGTAACCTGACGAAGAGGTCGGGCTCGTGCTACGTCTGTGTGGCGTGTGGAACCACAACTGGCTGCTCATGATGAACCGGCAAAGGAAAGGAGGTGGCTCATGCCAATTCGTCGCTAACCAGCGCGGAGGTGACCATGAGCTACGGCAGACCGCAGAAGTTGTGCAGGCACTGGCAGTCGTGTGCGGCCAAGCAGTTCGAGAAGAGGCGGGTGCACAGGCTGCGTAGGCAGAAGGAGAGGATCGACCCGGAGGACGCTCCGAAGAAGACCCGCTACCTCGGGTACGGGGACTAGCTAAACGAAACAGGGAGGAACGGCCTCGATAGCCGCCCTCCCTGTTTCTTAGCTGGTCAGGTTGAAGTTGAACTTGACGTACTCCCCGCAAGCAGGGCACTGATCCACCTGGCCCGTCTCGTACATCTCTTCTTCAAGCTCCTCCCGCACGGCATCGTGTTCCTCTAGCCGGACATCGTTCCGGAGAGATTCCATCACCGTGGGGTTGATCTCGCAGAAGAAGATGGATCCGCAGTGGTAGTGCACCAGCTCTTGTGGTTCGGCAGCTCGTGGATGGACAAGAACTTGGCCGTTCGCGTCCTCGCTGACGTCAACCACTTGGGGGACAAGGATAGCTGGACCCAGTATTGGTCTCTTGCACGCTCGACATATCAGGGGCATCGTATCCAACTCCGAATAGGCCGAGGGACTCCGCCAGCTCGGGCAGGTGTGAGAGGATGCATTCCCAGCAGACGAACTTGCGTTCTTGTCCGTCTGGGAAGCAGTCCTCGTACGGTACCGGCTGACCGGATTTGGGACCTCGACTCACGAAGACAGGAATGACCCACACGCCGGCGCTCTCCACGCTCGGCGGGACGCCACAGGCACTACAGATCATGTTGTTCTCTCCTACTGGCTGAGGATGGGTCCGACGAAGAGAGTACGGAGAATGGAGTAGCGGGGTTCTCCGTGCTCTAGCAGCCTCCAGCACTTCGGGTTCTGGCAGTAGCCTTCACCGTAGTAGCCAGGACGGACAAACCAGATTCCGCGTTCTTTGGAGCTCTTCATCAGCTCGTCTTCACACTGGGTACACACCCAAGCCATGTCCTCGGGCTTGTAGTAGTGAACCAGTGTGTGCTGTAGGAGCTCGCACTCGTGGCAGTCGTATGCCTTTGTGCAGAGACTCCTGGCTGGGTACCACCTACCGTCCACGCACTCTGGCCTGTCATCAGGACCCATGATGGGTTCACCTTTGGGGGTGACTCTCCCACCATTGCTGACGAACAACACGATGCAGTATGCCTGTTTGACGCCCTCCCCTTCCATGGCTCACCTTCTTGGTCACCCGTACAGGTGAGACCAGTAGTTCGTGTAGAGTACTTGAACGACCCTAGCGACGAAGGCGAACAACGCCGCTACTAGAAAAAGGTTCATGAGTCTCCGAAGCCTCCTTGACTGTCTCCACTCGGGGTCATGATGTCTATGAGCCCACCCTGTACCGCATCGTTGAGATCGCGGATAGGGTCGGGGTCACTATACTGCTGCCTCTTCGTCTGCTCCCGGGGCTCTTCCACTACCGGCTTACTGCTGTCCACGTTGTTGTTGCTTCGAAGCCATCGGGTCATCGGGACATGCTCCTTCTCGAAGGGCAAAGTGGCCTCCGGCAAGCTCTTATCACCGATAGCACAGGGAATTGTTGACGACTTTGACTGTCGTCCACTACCCTTGTCCTGTCCAGACAGCCCCGAGACCGTTCGAGCGCTTGAGCGTAGGGCCGCTGGACAATGGTTTCCCCAGCTTCCCCTGTGAGGAGCGCCCAGGTGGCTACATCGAATCCCGTCGAACAGCAGTGGCAGATCCTCAAAGACCGCACCGCAGATGCAGTGCAGGAGCACTTTCCGGTCGAGAGCAACAAGCGGAGGCTAGTCCTGAACGGACTCTCCTACGCTGAGGAGAAAGCTCCGAGCGGAGACATCCGGTCACAGGAGGAAGCGAAGAATCTCAAGCGCACCTGGGGAGCTCCTCTGTACGGTGACGTCAGTCTCATCGACAAGGAGACTGGAAAAGAGGTCGACCGCACCAAGATTCGGCTGCTCACCCTGCCCAGGCCGACGAACAGGTACAGTTACATCCTCGATGGCTCGGAATGGCAGGTAGACAACCTGTGGCGGCTGCGGTCCGGGATCTATGCACAAATCCGGCAGAACGGTCAGCTTCAGGCAGAGTTCAACCTGGCCAAGCCCTTTGTCCGAGAGAACCGTGTCTACGTCCCCTTCGACCCTGAGCGCAAGCTCTTCCAGTTCAAGTACGGTGCCACCACCAAGCTGCCGCTCTACTCTGTCCTCAAGATCATGGGCGTCTCCGATGAGGAGATGAAGAAGGCGTGGGGCAAGGACATCTATCAGGCTAACGCGCACGACAAGGTCGAGAAGAACATCCTCGACTTCTACGACCGTCGTCTGGCGAAGCGTGGTGTGCGAGCTGCCAGTACCAGCTTCGATGACGTAGCAGGGGCCATCGTCAAGGAGTTCGACAAGACTCGGCTGCTGCCCGATACCACCAAGGCAGCCCTGGGCAAGTCCTTCGACCGGGTGACTGGTGAGTCCCTCCTACTGGCGTCGCAGAAGATCCTGAACGTGGCTCGTGGTGAGGAAGCTCCGGAAGACCGAGATTCTCTGGTCTTCAAGGGGCTGCACTCCATCGACGACTTCGTACACGAGAGGCTAACGCACCCGGCAACGAAGAAGACCGTCCAGGCCAAGATCCACAACAACCTCGACCGCCAGCAGAAGATCCGAGAGATCTTCGCCAGCGAGTACTTCGATGTCCCGCTTCGTAGCACCTTCACGAAGTCGTCGCTGTCGAAGAACCCGGAACAGGTGAACCCGCTAGAGATGATGGCCAACCATCGGGCTACCACCATCATCGGCGGCGACGAGGGCGGTATCAAGAACGAGAAGTCTGTCACCACCTCCATGAAGCTCATCAACCCGAGCCATCTTGGGTTCCTTGACCCGGTGCACACACCGGAGTCGGAGAAGACCGGCATCTCACTGCACCTGCCTCTGGGAGTGAAGAAGGAAGGCAACGAAGCCAAGGCCATCGTCTACGACCTCCATGAGCACAAGCTGAAGTGGATTGGCCCGGCGGAGATGCACTCGAACCTCACTCTTCTACCAGACCAGGTGGAGTGGAACGAGTCAGGCAAGCCGAAGCCCATTGCTGGTCTGGTGAAGATGAAGGACCCCAAGACGCACGAGATCGTGCCGAGGCCCTTCAAAGACGCTCGCTACTTGCTGGTCAATTCGCACCAGCTCTATGACGAGGCCACCAATCTCATCCCCTTCCTTCAGAATGACCAAGGCAACCGTACGATGGTGGCTTCTCGCCAGATGACCCAGGCAGTGGGACTGGCCAACAGAGAAGCACCGATGGTGCAGGTGAAGTCTGGAGGTAAGCAGAGCTGGGAGAAGATCTTCGGCATCGCGTGGAGTCACACGGCTCATGTCGACGGGAAGATCGTTGAGATCCAGAAGAGCAAAGAGAACAACCACCCCGACGCCATCATCCTGCAAGATGCCGAGGGGACGAAGCACCAGATCCAGCTCTACAACAACTTCCCGTTGAACGACGCCAAGACGTTCATCCACTCGACGCCGTCCGTGGCTGTGGGCGACGAAGTGAAGAAAGGTCAGGTCATCGCCGACAGTAACTTCACTCGGGATGGGCACATCGCCTTGGGCACCAATCTGCGTGTGGGGTACCTGCCCTACCAGGGGTACAACTTCGATGACGGCATCGTCATCTCGGCGTCGGCATCGAAGAAGCTCACTTCCGAACACCTGCACCGTCACAGCATCGACATCAACCCGGATAAGGGTGACAGACTTTCGCTCTCTGCCTACCGAGCCTATGTGGCGGGCACCTCGAGGAAGTTCACCAGAGAGCAGGCCGAGAAGCTGGGACCAGACGGCATCATCCAGATCGGACAGAAGGTAGCTCCCGGCGACGTGCTGATCGCGGCCGTCGGCAAGAACGAGATGAGTGGTGACGTCTACAAGATGGTCACCCGTCTAGGGAAGCACCAGTTCGCAGTCCGGGACAAGAGCGTGACCTGGGACTCAGAGCACTCTGGCGAAGTGGTGAAGGTCACCAAGAGTCCTACCGGCCGTGGTGCAACAGTCTACGTGAAGACCAACGAGCCCGCCGAGGTGGGTGACAAGATCGCTGGACGACACGGTAACAAGGCCATCATCACCCGCATCCTACCCGATGCAGAAATGCCCCGGGTTGGCAGCGCTGAGGGACGGCATCTCGAGGTCTTGATGAACCCCTCGGGTGTCCCTACTCGTATCAACCTCGGGCAGATGCTAGAGACAGCATCGTCGAAGATCGCAGAGAAGACGGGCAAGCCTTACCTCACCCAGAACTTCGGTGGAGCACACGTCGACTACGCGGAGAAGGTTCGGAAGGAGCTCAAGGATCACGGCCTCAGCGACACCGATGTGGTGTACGACCCAACCACGAAGCAGCCTCTCGGTGAAGTGCTGACAGGCAGTCAGTACATCCTCAAGCTCAAGCACCAGGTCGAGAAGAAGCTGGCTGTTCGCAGTTACAACCAGGGCTACACCATCGACCAAGCGCCGAGGGGCACTGGAGCTGAGCATCCAGGGCAGGCCATCGGACAACTAGAGTTCTACACACTGCTCGCCCACGGCGCTCGAGAGAATCTCCGTGAGATGGCGACATACAAGTCCGACAGGAACCTCGACGAGAAGATGGATCCCCAGGCCCATCTCAACTTCTGGCACCGGGTGATGACGGGGCAGCCACTGCCCACCCCGAAGTCGACCTTCGCCTACAAGAAGTTCGAGGCGCTCCTGAACGGTCTTGGCGTGAACGTCCATAAGCAGGGTCACGAGCTGGTGTTGCAGCCCCTCACCGACAAGGGCGTGCTTGCCATGTCGAATGGGGAGATACCAGACCCAGGGCGTATCCTTCGCGGCAAGGACGCCAAGGAGCTTGAGAAGGGCCTCTTCGACCCGAAGATCACAGGCGGCCTGCCCACCGATGTCGGCAAGGGCTTGATGTGGTCGCACATCACGCTGGCGGAGCCGATGCCGAACCCTGTGTTCGTCGGCACCAAGCAGATCCCTGGCCCAGCCGTCATCCTCTCCGGTCTCAAGTACGATGCCTTCGAAGAGATCGCCAAGGGCAAGGCGTACATCGAGGGGAAGACCGGCGGACGAGCCATCGAGAACATCCTGAAGAACATCGACGTCAAGGCTGAGCTCGAGAAGACCCGTACGGCCATGTCAACGGCTAGGGGGACATCCCTCGACCACCTCAACCGCAAGGCCAAGTACCTCTTGGCTCTGGACAACCTGAAGCTCAAGCCGCACGAGGCGTACATCGTCAACCACATCCCGGTGCTGCCTCCAGTATTCCGTCCAGTCACCGTGATGCAGGACGGCTCTCTCAAGTTCGACGACCTGAACGGCCTCTACCGTAGTGTGGGGCTCATCAACGACAAGCTGAAGAACCCGGTGAAGGAACTGCCGGACGGAGAGAATCAGCATCTGCGCGAGCAGCTCTACGATGTGCTGAAGGCCACGGCAGGACTCGGAGGACGGCCCGTCTACGAGTCGAACCGCAAGCTCAAGGGCATCATCGACGTGATCCACGGTGAGCAGCCGAAGTTCGGCTACTTCCAGCGCCGCCTCATCAAGCGCCGCCAGGATCTCTCGATGCGGTCGACCATCATCCCCGAGCCGGCCATGGGGCTAGATGAGGTGGGCATCCCCCGCAACGCCGCGATGGAGCTCTACAAGCCCTTCGTCGTGCGCGAGATGCACATGCGAGGCATCCCGCCGGCGCAGGCCATGACAGAGATCAAGGCTGACAGCCAGATGGCTCAAGACGCCCTGAAGAGGGCGATGGAAGACCGGCCGGTGCTAGTGAAGCGCGACCCGGTTCTTCACAAGTTCGGCATCATGGCCTTCAAGCCTCGGCTCGTAGAAGGCAAGGCCATCCAGATTCATCCCCTCGTCACCGGCGGATACAATGCTGACTTCGACGGTGATAGCTGTCTAGGCGCACTTTTGACTTGTACCCTGGAACCTCCTGTGCAAGACTCAAGGCAGGAGGCAGACATGCCGCACAGCGGAGACATTATCAGCTATCGAGTGCTCGAGATCCGAGACTTCCCACGCCTGCCTGAGAGTGCTGTCACCAAGCCTTCTGGTGTCGTTGAGTACGATGTCCCGCCGAATGTCTACGTGCCGGCCTACCACGACGGCAAGATACAGATCCGGCCGGTCACCAAGTTCTCCATCCACCCTGACTGCGAGGAGTGGGGTGTGAAGAGCCGGAATGGTCGGGAGATCGTTTGCTCTTCGGACCACAGCCTCGCCTTGCTCGACCCGGAGACTCTCACGGTCATCAAGACTCCGCCGAGAGACTCATTGGGGCGCTGTTTCCCAGTCATGCGCAGCCTGGAGGAGCCTGGCCTCTACACTCACTCTCACGGTCACCCCGTCGAGGCCCGCCGAGTGCGCCAGATGGTTGACGAAGTGTCGCTCACACAGGACACGGGCTGGTTCCTGGGGGCGATCATTGGGGATGGCTGGGTTAGCGATGACCGCCAGCTCTGTCTCGCCAGCGGCAAGGACTCGTCGGTGCGGGACCGTTGGACGCAGTTAGCCATAACTCTGTCCGATGGCGCTTCCGTCTATACACGTTCCACTCCTCACGAGTTTGAGGGGAAGCCTTGCGAGTCCTTCAAGACCACTCTCAGCTCGGCCGCGCTCAGCCGATGGGTGCAACCGCAGATCGGAAACGGGGCACACAACAAGCACTTGCCGGAACGCTTCCTAGAGATGCCAACTGAGTTTCGGCAGGGACTCTTCGCCGGGCTCCTCGATACTGACGGCACAGTAAATTGGAATGGCCGAGGGCAGTTCCAGTGCTCCTACACCACTGTCAGCGAGCGCCTGTCCGGGGAGGTCATGCTGCTGTCGATGTCCCTCGGGCTGGTCTGCAACCGTACCGAGACGGAGAACCGAGAGAAGCCTGTTTACATCGTTAGCTTTTCCATCCGGCCGATGCAGGAGGCCGGCTGGCTCCAGTTGACCACGCCCCACAAGCAGAAGGCCCTCGATGAATTGCGGGGTGGTAGAGAAATCGAGAATGGCCGCAATGATTTCGTCCCACTCACCGATCAGGCGCGGGATGAGCTGCTGGAACAGCTCCGCTGTCTCGGCGCTTCTGTGCGACCTCCTGCTCGTAACCCGGAAGCGTTCTCTCTCTACACCGTCCTCAACCGCAGGGAGCCTACTGTTACGCGGATCACTGTGTTCAAGCTGTACGAAATCATCCTCAGAGCCGCACAGCAGACCATCGCGCTAAGACATGCGGGGCAGGACGCCTCTGATCGTCCTGTTCCTCTCAGTGAATACATGACACGTTGGTTCAGTCTCGCTCTCGATTCCTCTGTCGGCTGGGACGTCATCGAAGAGGCGGCGGCGACAGGCCGCAAGGTCGAGATGTACGATCTGACTGTCCCTGAGGCATGGACCTTCACCATGGCCAATGGTGCGGTGGTCTGGGACACGATGTCGGCCTTCCTGCCCCTTACAGAAGGCGCACGGCGTGAGTCGTTCAGGATGTTCCCCTCGAACAACCTGTTCTCCTCCACGCATGGCGGCATCATGTACTCGCCAGACCAGGAGTCTCTGATCGGTCTGCATCTGCTGTCGAAGTGGGGGAAGGACAGCAAGAAGAGCTTCGACAACTTCGACGAGGCACTCAAGGCCAAGGAGAAGAACCAGCTTCACGTCACAGACGTCGTGACCATCGCTGGCAAGAAGACCACCGTGGGCCGTCTGCTCATCGCGCAGCACATGCCCGACTACATGAAGCAGGACAAGAGGTTCAGTGACCTCTTGCAGAACCCCAAGTTTGAGCTCGTGAAGTCGGATGGAACTGACCCGAACCGACTGGGCCTGCGCAACTTGCTGGGGGACTTCGCCCACAAGGACCCGAAGACCTTCCCCACTACCGTCGACAACCTCAAGAATCTGGGCAACCACTACGCCTACGAGTTGGGTTTCTCCTTCGGCTTGAAGGATCTCGACGTGCAGAAGAAGGTGCGCGACGGCATCCTGCACAAGCACGACGCCGAGGCTCTGAAGGTGACAGAGTCGAAGATCCCTCTCGAGGACAAGGACCGGAAGCTGGTCGACATCTACACCAGGGCCACAGATGAGATGACGAAGGCCCTGAAGCCGCACTATCGAGAGACGGGCAACAAGATCTTCCAGATGGTGGATAGCCAGTCTCGAGGCAACTGGGACCAGTTCCGACAGATGAACATCGCCCCGATGCTGGTGAAGGATGCTACCGGCCGCACCCTGTCACTGCCCGTGCGACGTTCCTACTCTGAGGGTCTGGACATCGGAGACTACTGGACCTCGATGCACGGAGCCCGTATGGGCACCATCCAGAAGGTGGAAGGCACCAGCGAGCCCGGACGTCTGTCGAAGGAAATCGCCAACGTCCTCATCTCCAATCTCATCGCCTCCAAGGACTGCGGCACCAACGCTGGCATCGCCATGAACGTCAGCGAGGAGGATGTTCACGATCGTTTCTTGGCTGCTCCCGTCAAGGTGAACGGCCGCATGGTGGCCGAGGCGGGTTCTTTGGTCACTCCTGAGATGACCGCGCTCTTCAAGAAGCACAAGGTGGATAGGGTGGTGGTGCGCTCTCCCCTCAAGTGCTCACACGGCGTGGGTGTCTGTGCCAAATGCTTCGGCCTCAATGAGAACGGTCACCTGCATGAAGTGGGGACCAACATCGGTGTCATCTCCGGACAGGCTCTCGGTGAGCCAGCTACACAGCTCGCCATGAACAGCTTCCACCAAGGTGGTGTGGCGTCCTCTCGCGGTGGACAGGCCGCGGACAAGTTCACGAGGCTCAAGCAGCTCTTGGAGGTTCCGCAGGTACTTCCCAACTCGGCCACGCTGGCACGGGCTTCTGGTAAGGTGGACCGAGTGGAACGAGACAAGGCCACCAACGGCTGGAACATCTACGTCAACGGGGAGCGCCACTTCGCTCCGGCGCAGCGCACCCCGATGATTGATGACAAGCCGCTGCACGCTGGGATGGATGTTCGGCGCGGGCAGTCTCTCACGGATGGCTACGTGAATCCGAGACACCTCCTAGATCTCACGGACATCCACACTGTTCAGAACTACCTCACCAACGAGCTCCACCAGAAGGTGTACAAGGACGAGCGGGTGCGTCGTCGTAACATCGAGACGGTGGTGCGTGGACTCACCAACCTCACGGAGATCAACGATCCTGGCAGCTCTCACCACATGCCTGGTGATGTGGCTCTGCGGACAGTGGTGGAGGAACACAACCGTAATCTCGGCCCTCACGATGAGCCCATCCTCCACAAGCCGTTCATTCGTGCGGCTCAGCAGGTAGCCCTGGACCAGCACGAGGACTGGATGGCTCGTCTCAACTTCCAGCGTCTGCGTCAGACTCTCCTCGAAGGCTCAGCGAAGGGCTGGAAGTCTGACCTTCATGGCCCGAATCCGATCCCCTCGTACGCACACGGAGCCGAGTTCGGCAAGGGCACCAAAGAGCACCCCGAGTACTACTGATGACGACGCTAGGCCAGAGACCTGTTCGTTCCTACTCGATGGCCGGCATGCCAACGCCGGTGCCGGCGAAGATCGAGAGGGCTCTAGTCCTCACGGTCAACACGGACGAGTACACGGTCGATGTGCGCACCGAGTTCACGTACACACCGCGGCTCAACATCTCCTTCATGGTGCCCTACGCTCATCACGCCAACGGCGAGGGTATCAACTTCATGCCGGAGGTGGGGTCCACCTGTTGGCTGGCTACACCATCCGAGGAAGGTCTCCGCTCCTTCGTGATGGGGTGGACCGTGCAGTGGGAAGAGGGGTCGTTCCGTTCAGGCAGGCCGCTGTTGAACCCCGGCGATCTACACTTCTCCACCCGGGATGGGAACTTCCTCGCCATCAGACGTGGAGGCATCGTTCAGATTGGGTCGGGGCCGGTCTGCCAGCGCATCTACATCCCCATCAGGAACTACATCAGAGACATGGCCGAGAACTATGGCCTGCACACGCCTGGTGGAGATCTCACCTGGGAAGTGGCCCGTACGGACGAAGACGCAGATGGACACAGGGGCACCTCATACACCTTGGCCTGCAAGGAGTTCGCGGATGACCCCAACGAGAAGCCCGTCGCCTTCCTGAAATTCGGTTCCCACGGGAGCTCGGACGACACTATCCTGACCCTGCAAACCCGCGATAAAGGTGGGGGAGTCGAGAAGACGACCCTCAAGATCACCAAGACCGGAGATGTCTCCTGGAAGATCGAGCGCAATGTGACCCTCGACATCACCGGGGATCTTGTCGCCACCATGAAGGGGAAGATGGAGGCCACCGCCCAGTCCATGAAGCTCACCTCCAAGAGCACACTGGAGGCTTCAGCTCCCACTGCGATTACCCTCGCGTCAGGTGGCACTCAACTGGCCCTGGCCCCAGCCAGCGCCAAGCTCAAGGCCCCCATGGTGGAGATCGGCCAGGTGCCGATAGCCCCTGCTCTGCGCAACAGTGTGGACTTCGTCACCTGGATGGCCCAGGTGACCGCGGCCCTGAACGTCCTCGGGCCGGTCCCAGGATTCAGCGGGGCACTCTTGCCCCCAACCCAGCACTTCAACCCGCAGGTGAAGGTCTGACATGAACCTCTTCCACGACAAAGACTTCCGCCCGACCTTCAAGAAGCTCGCGATGCCGGTGAAGCTCTCCGACGTGCCAGACAACTGGCAGAAGGAGATCGCCGTCGAGATCTTCAAGCAGTGTCCGTACCTGGCCGACTACGCCGTGAACGTCATCATCGAGCGAGTCGAGCCGGAGCGCGGATTCGCCTTCGGGTCCGCCGAGGTGACACACAAGTCCGAGATGCCTGCCCAGGCTCCGGGTGAGCCTGGGATGCAGATCGGCTTCCGTGTCCCCATCATCGTGAAGGACCGGATGCTCCAGTCCCTCGATGTCTTCCTCGACGGAAAGGAAGCATTCCCCCTCAACGAGGGACGTGTGCGTGAGCACATGTTCCGTTCCGACACGTTCGAGCTCTCGAACCGGAAGCCGACCGACCAGGGCATGGTCGATCAGCTTTACCCGCCCCTCCGCACCAACTACGGCTACGGCAACGCTGCGACCACAGGTGCCGGCCTGGGCGGCGGCGGTTTCGCCAAGCTCGCTGCTCCTTCCAAGAAGAAGGAGTCGGAGATGCGGTTTGGCGCTCCGAGCCCCTTCAGCTCGGGTTCCTACTCGGGCGACTCTGGGACGGGCAAGGAAGCCAGCCTGGTCGAGGCCATCGCCCCGACTGTGGCCGAGTCAGATCTCGATGTGATGGTCAACAGCGTGAAGGATGATCCCGAGACCGCCACCCTGGCCGCACGCAACGAGGCGTTCCAGAAGCTGGCGCTCCACCTTGTCAACACACCGCGGGTGAGCCTGGAGAAGACAGCCGAGGCTCTGCTTCTCTCCATCAAGCCGACGGTGGTGCAGCTCGAGAAGCTCGCCACTGGAGACTTCAAGGTGAAGTGGGCCAACGCCGGCGCCTTCGCGCCACAGGAGGGTCAGGTTCCCGGTGCACAGGCAGCCCAGATGGCTGGTACTGACCGTGTGCTCCAGATGAACCCTGGTGACACTGTGACTGTATCCACGGACAAGGTGCAGAAGGAGACGCTGGCAGAGGAGAAGGTCGAGGTCGTAGACGACTTCGGTCAGTACCGTGTCGAGAATGCGGACTCCAGCGAGCAGCTCGCCGGGTGGGTCATCCCCATCATGGACTTCGAGATGCAGCCCCTCCCCCTCTTCCTCTGGACGGATGGCAGCGGGCAGTACGCGGTCCAGGACGAGATCGCCGGCAGCCGCATTGGGCACAACCTCAACATCCCGGAGGATGAGCCTCACGATGACGGTGCGTTCTACTACGTCGACAACGAGAGGGCCCGTGCCCTGCTGCCGGTGACTATCAAGAGCACCCTCTCCAACCAGGACGGATCCATCGGCTACATGGTCGAGGATGCGTTCGGCGTGCAGAGCCACCTCCAGGTGGTGCCCGGCCTTCAGACCATCGAGAAGATGGACGAGACGACCTACGGCATCCCGGACATGCTGAAGTGGCTTCCGCTGGGACAGCCGGTCCACCTCGTGAAGAACCCTGCCGAGATGACCAGCATCAGGGATGCGCAGGGAGATGCGCAGAGCCAGGCCGAGGTTCGGTCGACCGGTCCTGGAGAGTTCTCGATGCAAGGGGCTCCGGTGGAGAAGGTGGCTCGAGACGAGCGCACGTTCATCGACCGAGCCAACGCTGAGTTCCTCCTCGTCGGCATGGGTGTGAACCCCTTCGAGGCCCGTGACCTCCTGAAGCAGGCAGAGAAGCAGGGGTTGGTGAAGGTGGGTGGGCTGAGGCACATCGAGCCCTTCAGCGACCACATCCAGCAGATGCGGAAGACCGCGGCCGCTTTCCTGTCCGAGTTCCCTTGGGGGCTGCGCAAGAACCTGGTCAAGGAAGCGGCCGCTCTCGAAGACGCCGAAACGGCCGACAAGATCCTCGCCCTCAACTTCATCAACCCGGAGAACGTCTCGACGTTCGCCAACTACCTCCCCGAGCTCGACTCCACGTCGAAGAGGCTCGCCGAGATGCTCGTCGCTGCCCGTCTCGGCATGAGCGAGTTCAACGAAGGAGCCATCGAGCGTGGCATGAAGAGCCTGGAAGAGGTCATCCAGGGACTACGCGCACTTCAACAGAAGCAGATGGTCTGATCCCATGCTGCCCAGCTTGGAAAAGAACGCCGGCGGGGAGCTCATCGCCAGGCTGGCTCGGTGGGGCGCAACCCCTATCAGGCATACCCCCAAGCTCTTCATGAAGCTGCGCAACAAGGGGCAGCTTGACTCCCTGGAGGCCGGCATCCGCGGGGGCATCGAGAAGAGGGTCGACAAGCCATTCGAGGGGCTGCTGCGCAAAGGCAAGGTGGACAAGGCGGTGGAGCACTCCGTCTCCGGCATCTCGAGGGCATCGAGCTGGCTGAGGCATAAGCCGGGGTCACCAGAGGCCCGACAGGCGCTAGCCAAGAAGGTGGCGGACAAGACTGTTCGACTGCCCCCACACCTCTTCGCTGCACACGCTTCTCCCGTACCCGGGTTGGGGCTGATTGCAGAAGCTGTGGAGCACGGAAAGAAGCTGGTGCTCAACCACACCCCTGGCCTGCCCATGCTGGCCAAGACAGCCTTCGATCAGGTGATGTTGTCTGCCTTCTCTGACGAGCTGGAGAAGATCGCCGCCTCGACTGGTGGCGGGAAGCCGCTCATGCTGCGGGCCAAGAGAGTTTTCAAGTTCAGGAAGCCCCTCTCCCGCAAGGTCAAGAGGGTTTTCAAGAAGAAGCTCTTCAAGCGCATCCACAAGGGCTGGCACTATGGACAGAACGTAGGTGGTGGTAGCGGAGGTGGTGACGGGGGTTCGAGATGAACGAGCAGATGTTTCTCCAGGCCCTCGAGCAGTCCAAGCCTGACCGCCTAGAAGGCGGGAAGGGCGACAAGAAGAACCTCCGCGACTTTGACCTTGACGAGGCCATCATGGGCCTCAAGGTTGAGCGAGAGCACGCAAAAGACCTGGGTCTCCGGGCAGAGATCACCGCAGATCACCTCGAAGAGAAGAAGGACTACTACACCAGGCTGCGCAGAGCTGGTTTGGCTGACGAGCTGGAGAAGAACGCCCAGGTCGAACCCTATCAGCAGAAGACCCAGTGGACATGCTCCGCAGCGTGTCTTCGAGCTGTCTGCAAGCACTGGGGGTTCGATGCTAAGGAGATCGACTTCGTAGAGGCCATCGGCACTCGCCCGAAGGGCGGAGCTGAGACACATGACATCGCCGAGGGAGCTCGCAAGCTGGGGTTCGCGGCCTTCGAGTTCAGCTTCGACTCCCTCGATCAGACCAAGGTGCTGCTCGAGCCCGGGGTCCCCATCATCTGCGACATCCAGAGCTTCAAGCATCCGGGCAGCGGGCACTACGTGGTGCTCACCAACATCGACGACCAAGGTGTCCATCTCATGGACCCTAACGTCGAGGGCAACCATCGCGTCATCTCCCCGGAAGAGATGGAGGAGCGATGGTGGGATCGTGAGATGGCGCCGCCCCACAAAGTCATGCGTCGCTGGGGCGTAGTCGTCCTTCCGCCAGAGGACCACGATGGCAATCAATGACACCGTCCTCGAATCTTTCCGCGACGAGCTAGAGAAGATCTCCGAGCGGATGACCATCCCTGTCCCCGGGGATGTGAAGCGCGGTCCTTGGAATGTCGACTACACAGCGGCACTCACCCCCGAGGATGCTGCTCGGGTGAAGAAGCATCCCGACATCAACAAGAAGGGTGCGGGCTGGCTCAAGTCCATGACCCTCGGTGCTGGGATCGGCTCTGCCCTAACTGTCCCTCTTGGGGCTGCTGTCGGCGCAGTGGCTACTGGGCTCACCCTCAGGGGCATGAGCCGTGGTGCAGCTCTTGGTGCTGCCTTCGGAGCCCCCCTCGGAGCGTACATCGGGGCAGCAGCGTACGGTATGAACAAGAGCACCGAGAAGCCCGTCGCAGCTCGCATGGCCGCCCTGGCTCGTGTTCGGGAACGTGAGGCAGCAGAGGAGAGCGGTGGGCAGACGAAGACGGCAGACTTGGCCAGTCGCGAGTACATGAGAACTCCTCCACCTAAGAAGGGCAGATCTCGTGTCAGGTTTGGCGCCAAGAAAGGTCGATTCTCCGTGGGTCGTTCTGCCGTTATTGGTGGAGCTCTCGGAGCTGGCCTTGGTGCCGTGAGGGGCGCTGCATCCAGTGACCCTACCTGGAACGACAAGGAGCTGAAGATTGAAGCCCCGACTCTCAAGGTCCGGGCTCGCCGTGCCCTGTCGGGTGGAGTTCAAGGCGGCCTCACTGCCGCAGGGCTCAGCGCTGCCGGAGCCTGGGGACTGAACAAGCTCACCAAGAAGGCTGCCATCTCCACCCCACTTCAGCCGCATCAGCAGCGTGTCGTCGACCGCATGCAGCAGCCTGATCAGCCAGGTCTGGTAGTGGCTCACGGACTTGGCTCTGGCAAGACCCTCACCTCCATAGCTGCGCAGGAAGCTCTGGGTATGCCTTCGCAGGTGGTGGTTCCTGCGGCTCTTCGTACGAACTACGCCAAGGAGGTGAAGAAGCACGTCAGGGGCAAGACACAGAAGCGCACCATCGAATCGATGCAGAATCTCACGGTGAAGAAGCGTCCGCCGACGGAGCCTATGCTCATCGTCGATGAGGCACATCGGGCCCGTGAGCCTGGGTCGAAGACCCTTCAGGTGCTGTCGCAGAACACAGCACAGAAACGCATGCTCCTCACCGGCAGCCCCTTCTACAACCACCCAGCAGATGTCGCTCCTTTGGTGAACCTGGCGGCAGGTACCCAGGCTCTACCGGAAGGCAAGGAAGAGTTCTCCAAGAAGTACGTCTCGCAGTACAAGGTACATCCTGGCCTCATCAACCGACTCCGTGGTGTGAAGCCAGGTGAGATCGATGTACTCAACCCCAAGACCCAAGGGCAGCTAGGCGGCGTGCTCAAGAAGTGGGTCGATTACCACAAGGGGGCAGGAGAGGAGAACTACCCGACAGTCGAGCGTGAGAACGTCCCAGTGAGGATGACTCCGCAACAGCTCTCCGTCTACGATGCCATGCTCGGGACTGCCCCACCGTGGGTCAAGATGAAGGTGAAGGGACGCCTCCCACCTTCTAAGAAGGAGTCGCAGCAGCTCAACGCCTTCCTGTCCGCCACCCGGCAGGTGTCGAACAGCACTGCTCCGTTCGATGAGTCTGGTCAGTACATTCACGAGCCGAAGGTGGAAGAGGCGTACAGGCGGCTGAAGGAGAATCTCGACGCCAATCCGCGGGCCAAGGCCATCGTCTACTCCAACTACCTGGACGCTGGCGTCAACCCCTACAAGAAGAAGCTCGAGGAGGGCGGCATTCCCTACGGTGAGTTCACCGGCGAGATGCCCAAGACCAAGCGTGACGAGATGGTTCGCCAGTACAACGAGGGCAAGCTCCGAGCCCTGCTGCTCTCGTCAGCCGGCGGCGAGGGTCTAGACCTTCGCGGCACCAGGCTCATCCAGCTTCTTGAGCCGCACTGGAACGAGGAGAAGCTGAAGCAGGTTGAAGGGCGTGGCATCCGCTACAAGAGCCACGAAGATCTGCCGCCTGAGGAGCGCAAGGTCCTGGTCCAGCAGTTCCTCGCAACACGGCCGCGGTCTGGCCTTTTGGAGAAGGCTCACCTGCGGTCTCCTGGCGGGTCCGTGGATGAATACCTCACTCAGCTCTCGATGAACAAGGAGAAGCTGATCCACCAGTTCCGCAACCTGCTTCAACAACAGCAGGCCAGCACCAATGCCCAACAACCCTCCTCAGTTCAGCCAGCGCAACAGCCTCAAGCGGCGTAGGATGACCGTATGATCCGGCATCCATCAGAACACTTCATCAAGTACTTGCTCACCCGACCCGAGGGGAAGGATGAGAGCTGGGTCATCCAGATGGTAGTGTCTCTCGGCTACCCGCGGCCGCAGACCGAGTACATCCAGTGGTTGAAGAACGACATCACCCTGAAGCTGCCGGCCAACTTCCAGCCGCAGAACCGATACCACCGGGACAGTGTCAAGTTCTTGCGCACCGAGGGGATCTGGTCCATCTACAACGCGAACGACTCCACCCGCATGGCCAGCTACATTGTCACCAACCTGCGGGTGCGGCCGCTCATCGAGCAGCTTCTTCTCGGCAGGCTGGAGTCGAGAGAGATAGCCAAGAAGGTGAACGGGCGCTTCAAGGAGTTCTTCACGGTGGGGGCCATCGAGGCGTACGGTCACTACTACTGGAACGTCGGCCTTCTACGTGTCGAGGAATGGGCTGACCTCCTCGAGGATAGCGAGTACCAGCGTGGCCAGCTCATGCCGATCCTTCAGGTCGGTCCGGCTATGGCTCTACACAAGACCGGGTTCCAGCAGAACATCGAGTCCAAGGTCATCATCCGCGAGATGATGGAGACCCTGTTCTTCGACTTCCGTGAGTGGCGTACGCAGCCGCTTTCCGAAGAGAGGACCAGGTCCTTCTCGAGTCTGGCGAAGTCGGCGGCCATCCTCGATGAGCGGCTCTCTCAGTCTGAGACACAGATCAAGGACTCTCTGAAGGCGTTCGAGAAGTTCCGCATGCGCCATTCCAGCAACCCGGTGCGTGGTATCGAAGAGCTAGCACCGGATGGAAACTTCACGCAGTCTGGGGCTAGGCTGCTGGAGCCCGCACGAGAAGATGCAGAGGACAAGGAGGAGGCCAAGTGACCACCATCGAGAAGCCGGAAGGGTACCAGGACTGGTTCCAGCGAGTCGTTGCCGGGAGAGAGGCGCGTGGACTGTCTGAGGGTGAAATCGTCAAGTCCTCGGCTGGGACGCTGATCCCCTTCATCGAGTTCGCTGCGGTGAAGCGCGACCGCTACTACGCCGAAGTGGGGAAGAAGGACAGCGACATCATCTTCCACTTCTACCCACCAACCTGGGATGGAGACGTGGCCAAGCTGCCTCTCCTGGAGCCCTTCCCGAGCTCGTTCGAGGACAGTCTGGGCAGTGCGTTCCTCGCAGTCTTCAAGTTCCCGGACAGGCTCAGAGCAGCCTTCGTGCCCGAGCTCAACTCCTGGGCTCTCAAGTTGATCGGCTATGCCGACAACCCCAGCATCAACGAGCTGGCAGCCAAGGCTCTCTCTGAGCTCGACCGACTCATGGAGTAGACCATGTACTTCAGCTTGTCTCTTCCCGGCTTCTCCGACGAGATCGCGAAGATCGCCCGCTCGGTCGACATCTCCGTGGTCGTACCGAAGGACCCCAAGAAGAAGGAAGAGAAAGCCAAGAAGAAGACCTTGCAGGGGGAGGACTACGCTGACGAGCGAAAGCGCAAGGCGAGTCTGGCGGAAGTTGGGGTGGGTCTAGGCTCGACGGTTCTTGTCATGGGGGCCTTGAAGGACTGGAGCAAGAAAGGCATCACCAACAAGGCCCAGATGCGTGAGTACGTCACCGAGATGCAACACGCGATGGGTTTGAAGAACCCCATCAAGGTGCGAGTACCCACACCGTTCACGGAGAACCCCCATCCTGCCAGCGTGTTTAACCCCCTTGGCGGAACCCTCGACCCCTACTACTTCGGAAGCGAGCTGGGTCCCATCCGCCCTCATGTCTCCATCCCTCTTCGCAGCCGCGACTCCATCATCGCGCATGAGATCGGCCACGCCCTGAATGACCAGGGGATGAAGAGGCTAGGCAAGATCCCCCACAGTCTCTACAAGGTGGTGGAGAACACCAGTCGAGGGGCCTCTCCTCTCGCCTCCATGTGGGCAACAACTCGGTCTGTAGCCGACCGAGACCCAACATACAAGCCTGCTCTCGTCAATCTGGTTGTCCAAGCCCCTATGCTGCTAGAGGAGGCTGTGGCCAGTGCCAGAGCAGTTAAGCACTTCGCAGGTCAACATGGCCTCAAGGGAGGACTCAAGAAGTCTTTCCCGCTAGCCCCAGCCTTCGCCACCTACGCCTTGGGTACAGTCCTGCCGTTTGGTGTGACTGCTTGGAGAAAGCACCGACGACGCAAGTTCGATGTAGGGATGAAGGAGAATCTCGAGAAGGAGCTTGGAGTCAAACTGGCCTCTGCTGATGCCCTACAGCGTGCGTCCAACTACTTCAGCCTGTGGAAGCGTGCGCCAGCCAGTGCCGCTACCGTCGGCATGATCGGTGGTGGCATGGCTGGTGGCGCACTAGGCAAGGCTCTGAGCGGTCACAACAAGAAGAAGCGCCTCACGGAGAAGGAGCAGATCGATCTCGGCAAGAAGGAAATCTTCGGGGGGCTGGGTGGCTCTATTGCCGGTGGGGCCCTGGGACTCCTGGCAGGGAAGAAGATTCAGCGACACCACTTCGATCTCGTGAGCAAGGGGCTACGCGGGATGGTCAAGAGCACCACCCCCGAGATGCGCAAGCCCTTGCTGGCGAACCTGCACAACCAGCTAGCGGAGATGCGAGTCAAGCACGAGCCGAAATGGAGGGATGTCTTGGGGCGCCCCAAGAAAGATCGGCATCCATGGCTCACTCACGACATCTTTGGGGGAGAAGAGAAGGATGTCGACTGGGCGAAGGCCAACTGGTAGCTAAGAAAGAGGGCCCGGCAGCCCTCTCCCTTTCACCCCTGCACCGCCATTGATACGTACTCGACTACCATGTTCCAGGCCGCCCGCGGCGACCTGTAGTCTCGGGCGTAGCAATCCACTGCCTTGAAGAGTGACTTGTTGTACGGGTAGGCGATGGCCAGCCTACGTGCACCCGGATTCACCTCACCGAACTTGATGTGGTTCTTCGGGGCGTCGTCGAACAGGAAGTCTCCTCGCAGGAGTTCTTTGCGGCCGCCCACCATGACGTTCGACTTGGAGATGAAGGGCAGGTGCTTCTTGCACCAGTCGTACTTCTCCTGTGCCTGGTTGCCGGCTAGGGCGCTGGCGATGACGACATCGAGACCTAGGGCCTGGAGTGACTTCAAGCCGTCGACGGCCCCATCTATGGGCGAGCAGTTCGAGTAGTTGCCCGGGACCTTGAAGAAGTCGTAGACACCCCACTTTGCGTGGCAGAGCTCGTGCATCTCGTACTTGGTGATGCCCTCGACCTTGAGCTGCGTTCCGAAGGTGAAGTTGATCCAGTCCACCCACGGAGGCAAGAGGTCAAGGACGATGCAGTCCAGATCACAGATGAAAGTCTTCACGGTTCGCTATCCTCTTCTTCCTCGTCCTTGTCGCAGATGCACTCCTCCTCAGAGAAGCCGCAGACGTCGCAGACTTCGTCTTCATCGGGGTCGTCATCTTCATCACACAGACAGTCCTCGATGGGACTGCCACACCACTCACAGACTTCTTCGAGCTCTTCCAGGTCGTCATCCTCTCCTTCCTCGAATACATCTCCTTCCTCGAGGATGGGGTCGTCTGGGGCGGCATCTTCTGGGTTCTTGGTCGGCATGTTCTACCTCACCAGCCTACTCGGCATGCGTCCTTGACTGTCTGAGAGACGGCATCCCACTGCCCGCTGCTGATGGTTTCTGGGTCCCACACCAGGCGAGCTACTCGAACAGCATGGGCCCACGGCATTAGACCTGTCTCGGCCTCGTGCAGCAAAGCCTGGTAGCCCTCGCGTAGCTTGATCAGGTACTCGATAGCTACGCCCGCTTCTGCTCCACGATTGCGCTGCTTCATCCGCTCGAAGGCGGTCTTGGGCTGTACGTCTAGGAAGATGAGTAACGTAGGGGGAAGAAGGCTGCGAGCCATGATGCTGTACGCTTCTTCGTAAGCGTGCCAGTCGATCTCGTGAATGTTGCCAGCTTCCCGGTGCATCTTGGCAAAGACCCTGTCACCGGAGAGACTGCGGTCCAGCACGGCGCCGGCGTACTGCCCGGCCGTCGTGCATTCGTAGGAGGCAAGCTGCTGCATGGCGTAGCGGCGGTGTAGCAGGAAGATCTGCATCCCGAAGGCGTAGGTCTTGGGATCCTTGTAGAAGAGGTCCAAGTAGGGGTTGCTGTCGACAGGTTCTTCGATGACCCGAAGCTCCAATCTCCTACCTCTCTGGAGAAGGTAGTCTTGCCACAGCCTATGATCCCTTCGACCCACAACAGCGGCTTGAACTTGTTCATGCTCCCTCCCTAGTGATGAACTTGCGGATGAACTTGCTTCGGTGCAGCCCTGGCACAGAGCCGTAGGCCTTCAAGGCTGAGATGTGCTTTGGGGTGCCGTAGCCGGCGTTGGACATGAGGTCGTACTGCGGGTAGAGCAGAGCTACCTCGTGCATCATCCTGTCGCGGATGACCTTGGCCAGTACACTGGCAGCACTTACCGTCCAGTACTTGGCGTCGGCCTTCGGTTCCACCGACTGTGGCACCTTGCAGTCCTTCAGTGGTTTGTCGCCATCGACTATCAGTAGGTTGAAGGGTTGCTTGATGGACCCCACTGCCCGAGAGAACGCGAGTTGGTTGGCGACATCGATACCTTGGGCATCGATCTCTTCCACAGAGCCCTCGCCCACACCGAAGTCGATGAGGTAAGGACTCTCGAGGATATGTTGAAAAACCCGTAGGCGTACAGCCGGGTCTCCGTAGGCCTTGGAGTCCTTCACTCCAGCGATGGGACATGGTCCCGGACGTTGGTCGAACAGAGCGGCCACGGCCATGATGGGCCCGGCCAGGCAACCTCGCCCTACTTCATCTAGGCCACACACCAGCCATGTCATGGTAAGCCTCCCGCAACTTCAGCCCTTATCTCCGAGGAGGATTAGAATCTGTCAGTGGGTTCACTCGACGATCCTGTCCTAGTCTTCGTGGTGTGTGAACCTCCATCCCCAGCTTGTTGCCGTCCCGCCACAGACGATGAATAGCGCACCCGTTGGCCCGTGCAAAGGCGTGAGCTAGCACAGAGAAAGGGCGGAAGCTGTTGTCCTCCCAGCTCGTCGACAGGTGGAAGTAGGCTTCCCGCACCAGGGGGTTGACCGTTCCCAACACCTCTAGCTTGATGATCTCCCCATCAGTCGCTGTGTTGAGGCAGCTTTGCAGTTCCAGCAACCAGGCGATGGGGCCCGCGACCACAACCCCACGGTAGAACTTCTGGTAGAGTGGGTCTAGCCATGTTCCAGCTCATAGAGGATCTCGGAGCCTACGAACGGGAGAGGTCTCAGAAGACCGTCCTCTTCGACAACGGGATCTTCAAGGGCGTGGACTACCCTGAAGAGTGGGACGTAGAGCCCGAGCTCGAAGATGCCTTTGATGCCGAGTTCGTGCTGTCCCACGCCGGAGAACTGGTGGATGTCAGCCCGTCGATGTTCACCGAGTTCGCGGTCCGCATGCCGGACAAGGAGAAGCAGACCTACTCTCCCTTCACCTTCACAGGACGGGAGTACCTGCGGCAGATCTACGATACGGATGCCAAGCGGTCGCTACTGAAGTGTGGGCGCCAGGTTGAAAAGTCCACGCTCCTCGGGAACAAGCTCCTTGACTACTCCTGCATCATCACGGCTTGCAACTCCTTGTACGTCGCACCGACGAACATGCAGACCAAGGTGTTCTCGCAGGACAGGCTCAAGGAGCCGATGGAGACCAGCGAGTACCTGCGGGCCTGGACCACAACGAAGCTCTCAGACAACGTCTTCCTCAAGAAGTTCATCAACCGCTCCCAGATCACCCTCCGCTACGCGTACATGAACGCCGACCGTACCCGAGGCATCCCGGCGGACATCATCTGCGTGGATGAGCTTCAGGACATCCTCGTCGACAACATCCCAGTCATCGAGGAATGTGCATCCCACTCTCCGTACAAGATCTTCATGTACTCGGGGACGCCCAAGAGCCTCGACAACACCATCGAGTACTACTGGACGAACTACTCGACCCAGAATGAGTGGGCTGTCCCCTGCCACCGGCACATGTACAACACGGCGCAGGGCAGCGTGAAGGTTCACTGGAACCTGCTCACCGAGGATCACATCGGCGAGAAGAACTTGGTCTGTGACAAGTGCCGGATGCCGATCAGTCCGGCAGACCCCATGTGCACCTGGGTGTCCCTGAACCCTGGTGTGCTGAAGTCCATCCCGAAGCCATACGAGGGCTTCAGGATTCCACAGCTCATGGTGCCCTGGATCTCGCACGAGGAGATCCTTCAGAAGCAGCTCACCTACTCCCGAGCTAAGTTCTACAACGAGGTTCTGGGGCTCTCCTACGACTCCGGCACACGTCCACTCACGCGCCAAGATGTGATGGACAACTGTGACCCCTCCTACTCACTCGACAACGAGTTCGTAGACACCATCCGTAAGCATCTAGGAGCTGTCACTCCCATCTTCATGGGCGTGGACTGGGGCACTGGAGAGAACACCTACACGGTGGTATCTCTGGGAGCGTACATCGAGGGGCGTTTCACGATCTTCTACATCCATCGCTTCGAGGGCAAGGAGGCTGAGCCCGACTACCAGATGCCCATGATCGAGGCGCTGCTCACTCGCTTTCACGTCACCTTGGTAGGTGTGGACTACGGCGGGGGCTTCTGGCCGAACGACGAGCTCACGCGCAAGTACGGCTGGCAGCGCATCGCCAAGTATCAGTACTCCACCCCCTCCACAAAGGTGAAGTACGACGACGGGCTTCAGCGTTTCCTGGTGCACCGTACTGAAGTGATGTCTGATCTCTTCAATGCCATCAAGAGACGAGACGTTTTTCGGTTCCCTAAGTGGGACGACTTCCAGAACCCCTACGGCGCCGACATGCTCAATATCTTCTCCGAGTACAACGAGCAGATGCGCTTGAACCAGTACAAGAAGTCCCCGAACTCCACGGACGACGCTTTCCACTCCATCTTGCTTTGCTTCTTGGCGTCTATGATGCGTTACCCACGTCCTGATGTCATTGCGCCCCAGGTTCAGACTGGTAGCAACAGTCGACGCGCCTCCCCCTCAGCTACCTAAGAAGCGAGGTCGCGGAGAGTCCGCGGCTCGCGTGCGTACTGCGTGAGGGGGCCTGGCTGGTTAGGAGAGGGCCGTGCGCTTCGTGGGGAGGGGGATCGCTCCCATCGAGTCCGTAGCGGCCGCGGGTTGCGACTTCTTGCTGGTCCAGCGCTTCACCAGCATCGTGCCGCCGATGGCGGTCACGGCCACCACCACGTTGAAGCTGATCGCCTTCCACCCGCTGGGGAGGAAGCCCGAGGCCTCTCCCCGCCGCCCGAGCTTCCTGTCGATGGCGCGGGCGCAGCCGCGCTCGGCACCGGCCTCGACGAGCGCGGAGAGCTGCTCGGTCGAGAGCTCATCCGCCGAGTACGTCGGCGGGAGCGGAGGCGGGGGCATCTGCGGCTGCGCCGGCTGCTGCTCCTGCTCGAGTCCACAACGAACCAAGAATCCGCTGACCTTCGGTGACGTCTTCATGTGTATCCTCCGGAGATAGAGAGTTGGTCCAGGGGTCTTCGGGCGGCCGCCCTAGAAGCGTATGAATCCTGGACTCAATTTTCTTATCTCTCAAAGGGGGATAGATTTGCAGAACTCTTGGTCTTTCTCTTGTCTAGCAGACGAAGCAGACGGTTGAACGGAACAGAGTCTCGCTTGATGAGCAGATCGAGCGTTCTTGGTCCTCTTCCCTTGAGGCGCACCCAGAACTCTCCGATGGCGCGGATGTTCTCTCGACCGGCGAGGAACTTCTCTTTCAGGGCTCCGTCGTAGGCAGCCAGGTGCATAGCTGCTGCGAGCTGGTATAGGGGCAGCCACGGGTCCTCGCAGTTTGTAGTTCTCTCGATCTGCTCGATGTGTTCGCGCTTGAGCTGTAGGAAGATCTCCACCCAGTTAGGTTCATCTGGTGGAGACCATCCTTCGTTGAGGTGACGCTCTGCCATCTTGAAGAGAGCGAACATCTCGGCGTCGGTTCTCTGGAGCGGTTGTTGGCGGAGGTTGAGTACGTGAAGTACAGACGCCATCTGCCGCTCGAGCCATATCACCTTCTCGTAGAGCTCCACGAAGGTGAACTTGTTGATGGAGATGGGGAGGGGTTCTTCTACCGTCTTGCGCAGGCGCTCGGCGTCATCTTCGAAGACTCCACTACCTCTGCCCTTTGTTGCTCTCCTCAGGTAGCCCTTGCGGATGTAACGGTGAACGCTCCGCTGGCTGACTCCTATCAACTTGGCCGCTTGCCCGAGGGTTAAGACATTGGACACTGGCAGTTTCTCCTTCCCACTCTGAGATGATACCCTTACTATCCATCCTATCGGAGGACAGCAGGCTCATGGATCCTTTCGAGCAGCTCCTTACCAGTTCCCCTGCCCAGACAGTACCCCCAGAGCTGCTCGAGACCATCGGGCACCGATCGGTGCGGATGTTCCTGGACCGAGGGGTACCCCTCAACCAGGCCATCGTCGACATGGTGGCGGAGCACCCGGAGCTGAACAACGAGCACATCAAGCGGGTGGTCGAGTTCGCCAACAACTCGGCGTTCCAGGAGCTCTTTCAGAAGTCCGAGGACAAGAACGTCCACTTCGATGTCGCCGATCCCGGAGTCGTTCTTCGTGACACGAAGGACGGTGGTTCTCCAGCGCACGACGGCAAGGTCATGTCCTCGGACTACCACCGGTCCCCGCAGGATGTCCTCGAGAAGACCCAGTTCGCCGACCCCGAGTCGGGCATGGAGTATCTCAACAGCCGCGGCGGGGTCGATGGGCAGTTCCGGCAGGGAGAAGCCATCGAGAAGATGGCCGGCATGGTCGACTCGGCGAAGCGAGTGGCGTTGGGCATCGGGGCTGGTACGTCCATAGGTGCTGGCCTCGGTGCTTTGCGCGCTGAGCCCGGACATCGGATGGAGGGGCTTCGTCACGGTGCTGGAACAGGCGCACTGATCGGTGGAGCTGTTCCCATCGGCGCAGCCTTGGCCAGCAACGTCAAGGTGGCCCACTCGGACCCCACACTCGACGTGCACGACCTTCACACCCAACTCCGTGCAGCCAACACGGAGCTCACTGCGGCTCACGAGGAGTTCGATCTCCTCGTCAAGCAAGCCAAGGCCGACCTCTATGCTGCTGTGAAACACGAAGTTCTGGACCCGGATGGCGCCGGCCTGGGCGGTGTCATCTCGGCCCTGGAGAAGACAGCATCGAAGGACATGGTCTTCGCCATCCTCAAGCCCATCGTGGAGAAGATTGCCGGCGAGGTGCGTCCTGAGGTCCTCAAGGGTCAGCTCACCAAGACAGCTTCCATGCTGGTCAACATCGAGCACCCGGTCATCCGTACCTTTGCCGGCCTGGTGAAGGCTGCGGAGGAGCAGGTCCGCACTGAGGTCGCCCTTTGCCAGGTGCGCGAAGGGCTCAAGCAGACCACCACCTTCTTGAGTGAGCTCCGATGAACTACACACGCTTCTCGTTCGCGGGGTCGATCCTTCGTTACATGGCAGGCTCTTCTCTGGAGAAGACAGCCATGCTCGGAGTGTTGCCGGCCCTGGCCAAAGGTGCTGTGAAGGGTGTCGTTCGCAAGCACGGCATCGCAGCTCCCATCATGCTTGCGGGCGGCGTCATGGGACTTGGGTCGTCCATCAGCAAGGGGAAGCAGGAGTACCGCAAGGCGAACATGGGCTTCGACCCCAACCTGCAAGGATACCAGTCGATGCCTCAGGGACCCGGCCCCGGAGGGATGTGATGGTCACCACCAGCGAGTTCCTGATGTCGAAGGTGGCCGAGGTCTCCCCGGGCATCTTCAACTACATGTCCGAGACCGCTGAGGAAGTGCGGCAGAGTCCGTTCAGGGCCGAGATTCTCGAGAACCTCGATGGCATCCTCAAGAAGGCTGCTGCCGTTGCTGGAGCCGCTGGGGCTCTAGCAGGTGCGGCTGCCCCGGTAGCGCAAGGCCTTATCGCCGGCATCAAGAACCCGATGGCGAGAAACTTGGCCTATGCTGGAGCTGGCGTCGGGGCCACCATCGCCACCAGCATCGCTATCAATCTCGCAGGCGATGCCTACGATGCTCTTCGTCGAGGTCTCACGAAGGGCCGCAACTACAAGAAGATGATCCAGGCGAACCCCGACCTCAAGGGGATGCCGAGCCAGCACACGATGCGGGCCTTCTCAACCCTGCACCGATTCAACCCGGAGTTCTCCGGCGACCCCTACGTTGCGGGGAGCTGGGTGCGGAACCAAGTTGAGCAGGCAGCCGGCGAGCGTGGCCAGATCAACCTCGGAGAGCTCACTGGCCTCATTTCCTCTCGCCAGCACCTGACCAACATCAGGAAGCTCCCGATGGTCGGCAAGCTGCCGTGGGAGACCTCAAGCGAGCGGCAGATGAACGCCAAGCGGATGATGCAGATGGATGCCAGCATGGCTCCTGATCCGCTGTTGGCTCTCAAGGAAAGGCAGCTCATCCAGCAGACTGATGAAGGCATCTTCGGGCACCGTAAAGAGCAGGAAGCTCTGCGCGTGCGCCAGCTCCAAGACATGTTGGAGCCCAGTGGAGTCAAGCGGAGGCTCGATGTGGAGAACCTCACGCGAGCCGAACGTGAGAACGATCCAGACCTCCTGGCCCGCGCTCAGGAGATTGAAGAGATGCAGCACAACCTCAACCGCTACAAGGCGCGGCAGATGGCTCAGCAGATGGGCAGTGAGAGAAGCAGTGCCCAGTCTCTGCGAGATCTCGAGAGAGAGCACGCTCGTCTCAAGAGGGAACGAGGCAAGCAGCGTGTCGTCCGAGTCCCGGTGCGCACATCAACGGACGAGCCCTGGTAGTTCTGCATGATGGAGAAGGTCTTCACCGTCAAGGCGTTCGACGACCAAGGGAACCAGAACGTCTGGCCCCTTACCGGAGGCGGCCTCGAGAAGACAGCAGCTCCCGACTTCCGGTCCAAGCTGCATCCGCGCATTCAGGACTTCCTCCGTGCAGTCAAGTCGACCCCGCACGGCATCTACATCCTCGTCAACGCTCTCGGCGCCGGTGAGTACTGGGGCTCGAACGTCAACGGAGACCTGTTCCCAGAGAAGGCGCTGATCCACGCACCTCCCGGCTGGGACGAGATGTCCCCCGAGAAGATGCAGGAGGTCGGCAAGACGTGGGACTACGGCTTCCCCACGTTCATGAACGCCTACCCGTACAAGCACCACGTCAACAAGGACCCGAGCAAGGCGTTCGGACGGGTAGAGCTCGCTGTCTGGAACCCGGTCATGCACCGGGTCGAGCTCATCATCTACCTCGACCGCGTCCTGGCCAAGAAGTGGGGCGCCTACGACGTCATCGAGCGCATCGAGCAGGGAGAGTTCCCGGATGTCTCGATGGGCTGCAAGGTCCCCGAGGACTTCTGCACCATCTGCGAGAAGGCGTCCAAGACCACCAGCGACTACTGTGAACACGCCAGCAGGATGATGAACAAGATCCTCCCCGACGGCCGTAAGGTCGCGGTGAGGAACGACCGTCCTCGCTTCTTCGACATCAGCTTCGTCTTCATCGGCGCCGACAAGACTGCCAAGGTCCTTGCCAAGCTGGCTTCTGACCTTCGGCAGAACTGCTTCGGTAGCTGCTGCGTCCTCACCAAGACGGCTGCTGTTGTCCCGCAGTCGTTGGTGCCCGATACAGCGAAGGCTGCTCAGAAGGCAGAAGCCCATCAAGAGGTCCAGCAGAAGAAGGACTGGTGGGACAGTATTCCCACCCGCAACCACACCGGCCACATCGACGCGATGAAGATCGCCAGCAGCATCGGTCGGGAGTGTCCTCGCTGCGAGAAGAGCGAGGTCTTCTACAACCGTGGACTACAGAAGTGGCTGTGCATGAGCTGCCACTTCAACACCACGAACGAGGCTGATCTCGAGAAGACTGCCAACGATGCTGTCAAGAAGAAGCTCGATGTTCTCGGGGTCCCTGTCTGGGTTGAATGGAAGAAGGGCGAGACCCGCCAGTACAAGGACAAGAAGACCGGCGAGGTCAAGTACAAGCGGTTCATGAAGGCCGACTACGGTTACATCCCCGGCACCAAGGACGCAGATGGGGAAGAGCTCGACGCCTACGTTGGCCCGGACCGTCATCACCAGACCGCCTACGTCGTCAAGCAACTCAAGAAGGATGGGTCCTTCGACGAGCACAAGGTGATGCTGGGCTACGCCTCGAAGCAGGATGCCGAGGACAGCTACCAGTACCACATGGGCGGCACCAAGGAGCGATTCGGCGGGATGACCGGAGTCTCGTTGAAGTCCCTTCGAGTGCTTTTCGCCGACAACGAGGTTGGCGCGAAGGAGCATCACGAGAAGAAGGCATCGAAGAAGTGCCCTTGCGCGAAGCTCTTGACACCCGATTGCTGCCACCTGAAGGAGATGGACAAGCTCGCCGAAGTCCTCTTCGATGGGAAGCGTGCAGAAAAACGTGCTTCCCACAGGAAAGTCAGCGAGCTTATAAAGTCCATACCGGCAGGGCCCTTCACAAGAGACGCTCTGCCAAGGCTTGAAGGCGTTGAACGAGACATCCCAAAGGACGTGCTGGACATCATGGGCGGGCTTGGACTCGGCCCGTCACTCGGCACGTTGGGACGGATGGGCATCATCCTCAAGCCTCGTGAGTTCCAGAGGCTCACGCTCGTGAGCATCGGCGACAAGCAAATGGCAGACGAGATGGACAGCAAGGGGCAGGTCTTCGGGTCGACCGACAAGGTCGATCCCGTTGCTTTCTCCCCCGACCTCGCCGATGATCGTCTCTCAGAGCTGTTGAACCTCACCGGCATGCTACGCGCACGAAGCATCGCTTCTCCTGCATTGACCCCTCGCGTGACGATCATCCGCATCACCGCTCGTCGTCTGCCTGAGGACAAGAAGGTCGAGCAGGAGACCGATCCGTTCATGAAGAAGCTGGCAGCGGCCTACAACGGCTACCGCCAGGAGCTCATCAAGAAGGCCAGCGTCATCGAGAATTGCATTACCCTCGACCCCCAACTTAGGGCCGACCTGTTCGGTCCGAGCATGGCAGAGGCCTTCGCCGGTGGGGTTGAGAAGGTGGCCACGAGCGCTCTCGGCCCCGAGTCGCTCGCGTACCTGGTAGGGGCCTTCCAGCAGGATAGGGACTTCCCGCTCGCCAACGAGGCAGCGATGTCCCTGGCCCGTATGGGACACCAGGAGGCGGCTGCATAGAGGTGCTTGCACTTCGAGGAAAGCCCGCCAAATGGCCACAAAGAGGAGATGACGATGGATAGCTGGCTCGCAAAGGCGTATGGCACCGGTGGCGTAGCCCCCGAGGCCGAGATCGAGAAGACCGCTCAGTACATGTTCCTCCAGAAGCTCGCCGAGGCCGAGGGTCTGGACCTCTCGCAGGCGTCGCCGCAGGACCTCGACTCCCTGTACAACGAGGTCATGACTCAGGAGGCGCAGGGTGGTCAGCAGGGCGCAGCCCCGCAGGACCCGAACGCGCAGCAGCAAGTCGACCCGAACGCCCAGGGCGCTCAGCAGACCGACGGCCAGGGCTTCGATGTGTCGCAGTTCACCCCCGAGCAGCTCGCGGCGGTGCAGCAGTACGACGCGTTCATCCAACAGCAGATGGCGGGTCAGCAGCAGGACCCGAACGCCATCGACCCCTCGCAGGTCGACCCGGCGATGATCGCGCAGATGCAGGCCCAGCAGGGCATGCAGCAGGAGCAGCAGATGGCGAAGGAGGCGCAGGCCAAGTTCGCCGAGGCCGACTTCCTGGGCCGCGTGATGGCGCACGCCTACACGCAGGAGCTCCAGAAGATCGCCTCCGAGCAGACCAAGACCGCTTCCACCCCGCTCGGCCCGATCGGCAACCCTGGCATGGCCGGCACGATGACCGGCCGCGTGGCCGCCCTGAAGCATCACGCGGGCGCGGCTGCTGATGCGGTCTCCAGGGGCGCTCAGGCTGTCGGCAGCCACCTGTCGGCGAACCGCGGCAAGTACCTTGCCGGCGTCGGCGCGGCGGGCACGGTCGCCGGTCGCGTCTCCGGTGTCAAGGCTGGTCGTGAGACGGCGAACCAGGAGTACGACGAGGCGTCGGACTCGTGGAAGTCGAAGACCGCTTTCGCCATCGAGAAGCTTGCGGAGATGCGGGCGGGTGAGATCCTGACCGAGAACGGCATCGACCCGTCGACCGGTCAGCCGATCCAGGAGCAGCAGGCCGCGCAGCAGCAGCAGCCGGCTCAGGGCATGCAGCCGCAGCAGCCGGGCATGCAGATGCCGGGGCAGGCCCAGGGGCAGCAGCCGCAGATGAGCGACGAGGATCAGGTCAACCAGCTCGTCGAGCAGCGTGCGGTCGAGATGCTTCAGCAGGCCGGCTACAAGATGAGGTAGGAGATCATGCACCCGGGGAGCGGGGTGATGAGCCCTGCTCCCCGGGAGCTGTGACGAACATGCCCAAGTGGATTCACGACCGAGCGCGGCACATCATGGCGAGGAACTCCTCCATGCCAGAGTCAGAGGCATGGGCTCTCGCCACACAGCAGGCGCATTCGGTAGGAAAGTCCCCGAAGGGCTATGGCACCGCGGAAGGGCGACGCGAAGCCAAGGCGAAGTACGACACGCCCCGAGATGACACCAAAACGGCCGATCCAGGTGGACTGTCCAAGGAAGCTCTAGCAGCCTTCTCGGACGAGCTCGTGAAGATCGCAACTGTGGGTCTCACGACTGCGCCACCTCAACAGGTCGCAGACATAAAGAGCACCCCTGCTCCGACCAAGCCGCTCGCGGGAACAGGGAAGTACTCGAAGGTGAACTCGATAGTGCAGCCGCCTGCTCCGCAGGCTGCCGCCATCCAGCATGTGGAGCCGCCAGCGGCACGACCAACAGGAGCGTGAAATGCTGAGGGATCTCACGTCGAACCTTCCCCTCCAATCCCTCATTGAGGGGGTCATCCAGAACGCCAGCGTCAAGCTCGCCGAGGATGAAAAGGCGAAGGAAGAGAAGGTGCGTCACCTTGTGGCGCATGAGCAGAAGGAACACGGCCATTTCCCTTCGAAGAAGGAGGAGAAGGCCGAGTACGGTGAAGACAAGGAGTCCTGCATGAAGACCGCTGGGCTCACTGAGCCGGGCTTCGTCGAGAAGCTGGCGTCCGCGTGCGACTACATCGCCGACAACACGGACAGCATCGTGCCGGCGCAGCGCGGCATCCTCACCCAGGCCATCTCCAAGCTGGCCGAGGGTGCGGTGGGGAACTCGCCCCAGGGTCCCGGCAAGGGCGACACCGCCCTCGACCTGAACCAGGCGACGGGTGGTACCCAGAAGTACAAGAAGGACAAGCCGGCTGGTGACGACCCCGCGCAGAGCGAGGCGGGCACCGGCATGCAGGCGGCCGAGCTGCCTGGTGGCGCGACCCAGATCGCCAACGACCGGAACCAGGCCCCGGGCCAGTCATCCGGTGCGGTTCCCCACGCGAAGTACCCCGAGAAGGGTCCGCTGGTGAACCTCGGCAAGACCGCCGGGGCCAGCGACACGCTGAAGACCATCGCGGAACTGGCGGCACGTCATCCGGCTGCGGCAGGCGCTGCGGCCGGCACAGCTCTCGGAGCCACCGCAGGAGCCATCGGCACACCCGGACATCCTGGGCGTGGCGCAGTCAGCGGCGGTCTTCTCGGCGGCGCCACCGGAGCACTGGTCGGTCGCCAGATGGGCAAGACCGCGGCCGAGATCGCCAAGGCCCACATCCTCGCCAAGCTGGCCGGTGAGGACGTGATGAAGGCGGACATCTCGTCCCCGCGCAGCGCCGGTCCTCTCCCAGGTGAGGGTGGACTCACGGTGACCGACGCCACGCAGCCCCAGAGCGGTCCCGGAGGCCCCACCTCGGGCTACGGGAACCAGGGGCGCAAGCTGATCGCCTCCAACGAGGCGGCCATCAACTACACCAAGCGCGACGCGAAGGGGCCACAGAAGAGCCAGCTCGCACAGGTTCTCGAGGAGCCGGCCCTCAGCGCAGCGCACGATTCCAAGCTCAAGGAGAATCTGCGGAACACCGAGGTCGCCAAGATCGCCGGTGTGAAGATCGCAGCGGCTCAGGCAGCTTTCCTCCAGAAGGTGGCGGAGGCCGGCTGCACGTGCAACGGTGGAGAGCAGTGCCGGTTCTGCAAGCTCAAGACGGCAGCCTCCAGGCTTCACCGCATCAAGCTCGCTCAGGGCATGGGCGGTGGTGGTGGGATGAACGTACAGGGCAACTCCCCGCCCATGGGCTCGTTCGCCTCGGCCGATGAAGCACCCGATGGGTGCACCTGCGGTCAGACGGGCGAGTGCCGTGTGTGCAAGCTCAAGGCAGCTCTCGAAGCGGCCAAGGGTGGCGGCGGTGGGCAACCTGGCGTTGCTCCCCAGCAGTAGGACAGGACCAGAGGAGAAGGAGACCATGCCGATGCAGAAGCTGTCCAGCGACAAGGTCGCGGAGGTCCTCCGGCAGGTGGGCCCGACTCTCAGGGCCCTGTCCGAGGAGAACTCAAGCCTGAAGGAGAAGCTCGCCTTCTACCACAAGCGTGAGCGGGTCGAGAAGCTGGCCACCTCGATGGAGGCCAAGAATCTCAACTCGGACACGCCGTACGCCGAGAAGGTCGACCGACTCATGCAGTCGGATGACCTCGACACGTACGAGAAGGCGGTCGAGCTGTCGGCGCAGCAAGTGAAGCTGGCGTCGCTCTCCGACCACCCGGGGAACGCTTCGGACGCCGCATCGGCGCTCGAGCAGGCGATCCTCGAGGGCTAGAACCCAACACGAACTGAGGAGAAACTGCGATGTCCCTCGCCCCGCACATGAACCTGATCTCGGAGCTCACGCCTCTCAGCCGCCGTGACTTCCCGCTGGCTGATGCGTCGCTTCTCAACCCGTACGCCACCAACCCCGTCATCGATGGGGAGTGGCTTCAGCTCAACACCTCGTACCAGCTCGCCCGCGGCGGCTCGGGCAACGTGGCAGTCCCCACGTACCCCGTCTTCGCCGAGCGTGGCCGGTACGACACCCAGGCCATCCAGAAGCTGCCGGTGATCTACATCGGCGAGTTCGAGGCCGAGACCACCTGCTTCGACGCCTCCGACGGCACCATCGGGGCGAACACGTGGCTCATCGTCGGTGACTGCACCGTCGACCTCCTGACCCGCAAGGGTCTGAAGAAGCTCCCGACCAGCGCTGGCACGTACTGCGTGCGTGCCTTCTGCACTCGGGTGACCGGTTCGGGCACGACCAAGAAGCTCCGCTTCAAGACGGTCAGCCCGTACCTCTTCACGATCGCGGCGTAACCGGGACGCAAGAGCGGACCCGTAGGACAAGGAAAAGGAGAAAAACTCATGAGCGTTCCGGCTCGCGTTCTGAATGACATGTTCGCCCAGCGCCTCGACACGAGCGAGGGCAAGGAGAAGATCGCTGCCGTCGGTTCCGTGTACGTCCGGGACCGTCTGCGCGAGGTCTGCTTCTGGGACAAGATCATCCCGCCCGACCCGGTGACCCGCACGGACTGCCAGCGGTCGGTCAACCACGACACCCTCGTGAAGATCGTCGACATCGAGCCGCAGTCCCGGGCCATGTCGATCACCTTCCGTGGCCAGCCCACGGCCCGCTTCGTGCGTGCGCCGCGTGCCGAGATCCCCTTCTTCACGATCTCCTCGGAGAAGTTCGAGAAGACCGAGCAGGAGCTTCTCGCGTACGAGATGCCGGTCACCAAGATCATCGAGGACAACTCGGTGAAGGACATGCAGGAGATCAAGGACCGCGTGGCGCTCCAGCACGCCGAGGCGGCGGTCCAGGCTCTCCAGCTCGAGGCCAACGGCACGGCGACGGCCCTCAAGGCGTCGACCTACGACTCGGTGGTCAAGAAGAGCATCATCAAGGGCGCCGTCTGCGTCGACAAGGGCGTGGACGACTGGACGGTCTGGCCGGTCACCCGTCCGGACTTCGTCAACCTGTTCAAGCTCATGGACGGCGAGCGGCTCCGCACCGAGCGCTTCATCATGACCGAGGTGGACTACGACGACATCCTGTCGTGGACCCTTCAGGACATGGGCGACAAGATGCAGAGCGAGACCATGGTGGACGGCTACAAGTACAACGTCCTCCTCGGCCGCAAGCTCATCCGCACCATCAAGACGGACATCCTCCGTCCGGGCAACGTGTACAGCTTCGCCGCTCCGGAGTTCCTCGGCAAGTCGTACATCCTGAACAACACGAAGTTCTACATCGACAAGATCGCCAACCTCATCACCTGGCAGAGCTGGATGGACATCGGCATGGCGGTGGTGAACATCTCGGCCATCCGCAAGATGGAGCTCTACGGGGGTTCCGTGACCCCGGGCGACCTGACCAGCGGCTCCGAGGCGAAGCTGCCTGTCGATGAGGACCAGCTCGGCGCGGTGAACAACCGGGTCGATGCCGGCCTGAAGTTCCCGGACGTCTCGCAGTTCTAGTCCGGGCAAGGTAAGGGGGCGCTCGATCAGATAACCCTAGTCGGGCGCCTGGTCGAGCGCCCCCCTTGTGTCTTCATCACTCGGGAGGCCTCGACCATGCTCTACCGCATCACCAACACTTCATTCGACCGTTCAAAAGCACATCTGCACCGGCACGCCGCCAGGTTTGAGCCGGTCCCTTCCATCGCCGGCACACGTCTCCGTCCTGGGGAGCACAAGGACGTGGACGAGGCGACGATGAAGCGCCTGGAGCCGTCCCTCAAGCTGCTGTTCAAGCAGGGTGCCATCGACATCAAGCCGGTCGACCTGGGGTTCGAGTCCCTCAAGAAGACCGAACCGGTCGTGGCTGCTCCTGTCGAGGTGCCCCCGGAGCCCAAGAAGGAAGAGGCCGCCCCCATCCCTCCGCCTCCTGTGGTGGAGCCTCCTGTGGAGGCCCCGAAGTCCGAGCCAGAGCCGCTCCCTCCTGCGCCTACCAGCACGGAGCCTGAGCACAAGGGCAAGAGCAAGAAGCGCTGGTAGGGTGACCCGTGTTCGTGAGGGTCACCAACGTCACAGACGGGCCTGGAAAGACCCCTAGCCAGGTCCCGCTCTATCGCAAGGTCCTAGCACCTGGCGAGGCTATCAACATGCCCGTCGAGCTAGTGACCGAGAAGGTGAGAGCTCTGGCCAACGCCGGCGTCATAGTAATCGGACCTGTGCCTTCTTGGTACGCGGCCGCCAAGGCGAAGAAAGGTCAACGCCTGGCTGCCGAGGACAAGCCCAAGAACGGCCACAACCACCGGAGGTAGCTTCATGCCTTTCGACTACACGGAGCTCGGACCGTCCATGATTCCAGGACAGCCGATCTCTTTGGCTCAGTTCGTTCAGGTGGTGCGGAACTTCCTTCGAGACAAGCCGGAGCTGAACCGGCTCATCCAAGGTGAAGAGCACTCGGATAGGCTCATCGCCTGGGCCGTCATCGATGCCATCGACGACTACAACACCACCCCTCCGTTCTCGGGTCACAGCTTCGGGGACTTCCCCTCGAAGAGCTTGCTTCTTCGGGGTACGACCATCAACCTGCTGGAGTCCGTCGGGCTCTTGATGACTCGCAACTCGCTACCTTTCTCCGATGGAGGCATCCAGGTCAACCTGAACGAGAAGACTCCTCTCATCCAGTCGTGGATCAGTCTCTTCGCCAACCGCTACGAAGCCAAGAAGCGAGAGATGAAGATTGCCATCAACCTGGAGAATGGCTGGGGAAGTGGAGTTCACAGTGAATATCTGTGGACAAATGGCTTTTACGGAGGTTGGTGAGCTGATACTATGTCGGTTGACACTTTCATCTTGATCGTCTACCTTCTGGCCATGCCTACGCAGAAGATGGATCCGATTGAAGTGAGAGCCCTCTATGAGGGAGGTCAGTCAACTGTCGAAATAGCTCGCCTCAAGGGAGTGACGCCTGGGGGAGTGAAGGCTTGTCTCAAGAAGCAGGGTGTAAAGCTCAGAGGCTGTGGAGGTCGACGGACCGAGAAGGTGCTCGGCTTTGTCCCCACTCGCGAGTTCATGTGGGCCGCTATGTCGCATTTCGGACACGTCGCCTCTGACGCGGCCAAGTTCTACAACGTCAAGTACGCGACCTGGATCGACTGGCTCGAGAAGTTCGACATTCCCCGCTCTTCCCCAGGGAAGGCACTCATCGGACGTCCTTCACACCGTCGGCAGGAGCTTCCCGTCGACGAGGCCATCAAGATGTCGGATGCAGGTTCCACCTACGAGGAGATCGCGCAGAAATACGGCGTCTCCTACGGTGTCGTCGTGCGGCGCATGAAGGAGGCGGGCTACAAAGCACCGTGGCGTCGAGCACGAGATGATCGTTTCAGGACAGCTCAGTGGCACAAGCGCAAGGTGCTACAGAAGCGGGGCATAGCTGCCTGTGAAGTCTGCGGTGAGTCCCGCGCCCTCGACTTCTGCCACATCAAGTCGGACAGGGACGGAGGTCCGATCTCCGAGGAGAACTGCCTCGTCCTCTGCCAGACACACCATCACTGCTACGACAATGGCCTCCTCACCAAAGAGGAGTTCTCGAGGGTTGCATCCCAGGTACGCGCCGCCGAGGCGCTCTATCTCTGGACCAATGGGTTCTACGGGGGATGGTGAAGTCCCTTCCCATGGGCAGGACAGAATAGGAGAATCAGGCCGTGGATCACACCAAGTTCAGAGAGCACTGTTTCGGTACGTACAAGGAACTCGGAGACTACGTACGGGGTAGCAATGGCGTGAGCACCGTCGTTCAGATCGTGTTCGACGCCGCCAACGGGAAGTGGCTGCTCTTCTACCTCATCGCGTAGTACGGAGGGGCCATGGAGTCGCAGCAGGACTTCTTCGAAGGACTGAAGACTGAGGACGAGAAGCGAGAAGAGTGGTCTGCCGCCGCGGAGGCCATGATCCGCTTCAAGGAGCCGGTCTCTGCCCCCGTCGAACAGCCAATCGAGAAGCAGGCTGGTGTAGTGGATCGCGCACTTGCCCACGGCGGTGCAGAGCTTCAACACCTGGCTAAGCCCTCGACCCTTGCAGCTCTGGGTATAGGGGCAGCCGCTGGCGGTGGCATGACCTATCTAGGCAACCGTCCTCGCAAGGACACTGGGAAGGGCGCCACCGAGGAAGCCTTCGAGTCTGCGGTGAAGCACCACCATGAGAAGCCTGAGACTACCTTCCGCGGCAAGATGAGCGGTAGGTCCACAGAGTTCATGCACGGCATGGCCAAGGCCATGCGTGAGCACCCGGTGCAGGGAACCATCGCCGGCGCAGGCACAGGGGCAGGCATCGGGCTGCTGGCTTCCCACCTTCTCCGAAGGAAGTGACCATGGACAACTGGCTCGTTAAGATGGCCGATGCCCAGCCCCTCCAGGAGCAGGCATTTCGTTCTGCGCTTGGATCACTTCCTCCCGAGGAGCTGGTCGAGTTCTCTCGGGAGAGTGGGCTCATGTCCCAGACCCCACGTCTGGATCGACTCCAAGGCAGCATCGCTGCCGCGGACACGATGGGGCGTGAGCTTGCTCAGACACAGGCAGCCGAGATCGAGAAGCAGGCCAACATCCTGGGTGCCTTGGGTGGGCTGGCTGCCAAGGCTGCTCCCATGATGGCCAAGGCTGCTCCGGCAGCTACCAAGGCCCTGAACTTTGCCGCCAAGAGACCCCAGGTGGCGGCAGGCCTGGTTGGTGCTGGTCTCGGGGCCACAGTCGGTGCTCCTCGTGACCCAGTGACTGGACAGAAGCAACGGCTCAAAGGTGCTCTCTACGGGGGAGCCATCGGTGCGGCCGCTGGGCACCTCGGCAGGAACCAGATCAGCGGTCTGGCCACCAAGGGCGTCAACAAGCTAGACCCGAACTCCCTCGGGAATCTGGCCAAGTCTCATGGGGCACCGGCGGCAGCCACTGGTGCCGCTGGGATGGTTCCCGCTCAGCCACATAGCTCGGTGCTGTCTGAGGGCATGCTGAATCCTGGAATGGCCAAGACACAGGCGATGCCGGCCGTCCGCCCCCAAGGGCTGGATGCCTACGACGAGATGATGACATCTCGGGGTGTCCCCAACACGCCCGGCCCCAACCAGAGAGGCTTCTTCGGACGGCAATTGGATCGCATCCGCGGGGCCGGGAAGCCTCAGCCGGACATGGTGCAGCCCGGCTCGGTATGGTCCCAGCCCCTTCAGATGCAGAAGGCTGCGAGTATGCGCAAGACGGCCAGTCCTCTGGTCGCTGCTCTCATCCAGTTGGGGCAGAGGTAGTCAACTTCATGATTCAGGTCACCAAGTTCTACGCACGTAGCTTCGACCTGGATCACATGGATCTGTTCTGGGAGCTCGCCGACTTTCTACCCGCCACCGACGACATCCTCACATACACCTTTCAGGTGCTGCGCTCTGAGTCTCCTCACGGCCCCTGGACATCTATCAGCGTTCCCCTGAAAGACATCTACCACTTCAGGGACACTGGCCCAGCGTTGCTACACACGTGGCGACATCTCTTCTACCTGCTTCGCATCACCCATCAGCCGACCTCTGAGGTTACTGATGTGGGACCAACGACGCAGGATGGCGAACCAGACCTCATCGCCATGGAGATCACCCGACAGGAGGATGTTCTTTTCCGAGAGCTCATCGGCAGGAAGTGCTGGCTCTTCCCCGTCCGTACGTTCGGGCCAAAGTGCATCTGCTACGACCGAGTGACCAGCAGACGCACCAAGTCGAATTGCCTCACGTGCTTCGATACCGGGTATCTGGGGGGCTACTTTTCTCCTATCGAGTGCTTCATCCAGATCGACCCAGCCACCAACACACCCACGATGGGCCCTCACGGGGAAGCCCATAACCAAGACACGAGTGGAAGGCTAATTTCCTTCCCACCCATCAAGCCCAAAGATATCCTCGTCGAGGCCGAGAACAAGAGATGGGTAGTCTTCGCCGTCAATCATACGCAGCGTCTCAGGGCTGCGGTTCATCAGGAGCTTTCTCTACATCTCCTGCCTGTGGGAGATGTGGCGTACAAGCTCCCCGTGAATGTGGATGTGGCGACCTTGTCGCCGGCGGCGGAGAGGAACTTCACCAACCCACAACACACGGACGGAGTTGTTGACGTCCAGAACATCATGGCCGTCTACAACTACAACCCGCGTGGGGTCGCAACCTAGGGCACAACAGTGATCAGTCGACGCGCACTGTTCGATGAGCTGGTGAAGATCGGAGAGGATGCCGAAAGGCACCTGAACGAGGCTCCTGCACCCAAGCCGCAGAGCTCCTGGAAGCGTGTTGGGAGCGCTGTCGCTCGCAGCGCTCTCGGGCTCGGCGCAGGTTTCGGTGCCGCAGATTACCTGGCAAATGTCCGTTTCCCTCACCTCTTCAAGCCCGGTCCCTCGGGCGTTTCCAACCCTCGGAAAGCCTTGCTGATGATAGGTCTTCCCATAGGGGCGGGTCTTGGGACCATGCTTGGGGACAGGTACAGAAGGCAGATGGACAAAGAGATGTTCGGCGAGCAAGGGATTCCGCAGAAGCGATGACGTCTTTCGACCTCATTCCTCCCTCCTTGCCCGACCCTCATGGGATCGGGGAGGAGCCGCTCGCCTTCACGACGAGGCTCTACATCCTGTTCCTACAGGGCCTCTTCAAGTACATGCCGGAAGGCAGTTGGCGGTGGTCCGAGGACGAGCACCTCACCGAGATCGTCATCACCGACCAGGTGCCCATCCCTCGCGACCAGATTGAGCGCAGGCCCGGCATTGTGGTCGCCGGCGGCCCAGCTCAGTACGGGAACCTTTCCCTCGACCAGATGAGAACCATCGACAAGGCGACGGGGGCGAAGACTCGCACAGACCTCATCGCCATCTCCATGCAGATATCTTGTCTTGCCAAGCTAGGACCAGAAGCACGCCGGATTGGCTGGATCTGCATGCGTCACATTCGCACGTTCAAGACCATGCTCCAGCGTGCGGGACTCTTCAAAGTCGGCGACGACGTCTCCATCGGCCCAGAGAGCCCTCCGGGGGCGATGGTTTCTCCTGAACCGGACAGCGAGCTCGTGTTGGTACAGGTCACGAGTCCTTGCTTCATCCAGTGGACCGAGAGGGACACTCCGCAGGATGCTCCGGCACTGCGTGCGATAGAGGCTCACATCGCAGCCGGCATCAACCCGTTGCCGGTATCGGCACAGACAGAGAGAGATGTGACGGTCTTGCGGCCGCCAACTGTTCGAGGGACTCCCGTGGGACGGTTTGAGAGCCAACCCCTGCGGACAACTGTGAAGACGTAGAGGAGAACGCTACATGGCCACCGAACTTCCTCGTCCAGGCGTTGAGGTCATCCAGGAGTTCCGGACGGCTACGCCCACCATCGTCCGTCCTACCCTGGTCCCCTTTGTGTGTGGTCCTGCGAAGGAGGTCATCGAGGTCACAACCTCCGATGGCACCCTGAACCCGGACGCCAAGCAGGGTAGCTACACCCAGCTCCCCCAGGTGATCCCGCAGACGGACTTCCCGTCGCCTCGCGGGAACATCGATGAGGTGAACGTCGAAGAGGAGACGATCCGGTCGTTCTTCCTCTTCGGTGGCGCACTCACCGAGCTGGAGCGCGACCCGGGTGACGGCTTCCTCACGGCGTGGAACTACGCTGGCAAGGCCACCATCAGGACCAAGCCGCTGCTCAAGACCGGTGTGGTGCTGGATGAGATGGTTCTCGTCCTGGCGGTCAACGTGGCCTCTCGGCTGAATGTCACCGAGGACGTGGTCGTCACCTTCGCGTCGGCCACTGGAGACCCACTCACCCCCACCGAGATCGCGGACCAGATCAACGCCGCGGTGGGTGCGGATGTCGCCACGGTCGTCGAGTACGACGGCAGCAACGAGATGGTCGACATCACCTCCGCGGCCTGGGGTGCCCGGAGCTCCATCACTGTCCGGGGTGGCGGAACGGCCAACTCGGCTCTCTTCGGTTCGGGCAAGGCTGCTCTCGAGCTGCGTGTCGAGGGAGCAGGCTTCCGCGCACAGGACCAGGCGAACAACACCACTCTGTCTCCCTGGGTCGAGTGGTTCGCTGGGGCCTACTACGAAGACGGTGTGTCAGCCACCTTCGAGGTTGGCGGCGCCTCGGCCATGTCCAGCGGCCTCACCACCGCGACCGGGTTCGCAGCCACCTCTTCGGGCGGGACGCTCTCCTTCTCCGGGGCTGGCTCCATCGACCTGCGGATTGGCGACGTGTTCTACGCCGATGGCATGCCCCCCAACAGCTCGCGCATCATGAAGGTGGAGGTGCTGCGCTTCAAGCTGGGCACCGTGAATCAGCAGCTCTCCACCTACAACGAGGATGGCAAGCTCACCTCTGCGGTCTATGACCCCACGCAGGTGAACACGCTCTACTCGTCCGCCCCCTTCTCTCCCCGGTACGCCTGGTTCCGAGCCAAGAACCTCTCGGTCACCACCGTGGCGACCCAGGCAGAGCTAGTCGGCTCAACGCAAGGCGATCTGGCCGAACAGGCGTTCGTGGAGGGCACCAGCGCCCCCTCGACCTTCCTGCTCACCGGTCTCAACCTGAAGGTCGTCGTGACCAAGGATGGGGTCGAGGGTGATGAGCAGACGGTCTCCTTCACCGGCACCTTCGCGGACATGGATGATGTCGTCGCCGCCATCGACTTCGATGACGTCATCGCCACCAACGAGTCTGGGAAGCTCCGTCTCTCGACCACCCTCTCAGGGGCTCAGCAGACCATCCTCCTGAAGGGCACATCGTCGGCTCTGACTGCCCTGGGATTCGCGTCTGGCGACCAGAGCGATACCGGCAAGGACATCGAGTTCATCAACGTCGCAGCCAAGATCGTAGGGTCTGCTGCTCCGACCCTCGCTGGACTCGACACCAAGCACTTCATCGTCGAGGTTTCTCTCACGGGCCTCACGGGCGGCTTCTCTTCCCGTGACCACACGTTCGATGACGACCCGGCCGACATGACAGCACTGCTCGCAGCCCTCAACGGGGACGGGGCCTTCAAGGGTACGGGCACCGGCGAGATCGTGGCTGTGTCCGAGGCGGGCAAGCTCGCCATCCAGAGCGTGGGAACCAAGGGAGAGAATGCCGTCCTGCGCGTGAAGCTGACGGGCAACACCGCCGCCGTTCAGCTCCAGTTCACCCTGGGACAGCTCGACCAAGGCGAAGACCAGCTCGCCGGCAAGAAGCTCCGCTTCAAGATGAACGACCGCCCCAAGGTCTACGAGACGACCTTCATCAGCAATTCTCTGCCGGAGGCGGTGGCAGCCGTCAACGCCCTGGTCGAGTGGCCTGTGGCGTCCATCGGTGGAAACAACGAAGACCAGCTCGTTCTCACCAGCTCGCTGGCTGGCTTCGCATCCAAGGTCCAGGTCCTGGATGACGGGGCGGGCAGCCTGAGCAACAAGGCCAACAACGCCCTGGGCTTCGGTTCCCTGAACCGCCTGGCAGTCGGCAGCGGCCGCCCGAACCCGGACTTCCATGTGGATGTCTCCGGCAACGCCGTCCTGGGTGGCGAGATCCTGCGCAACCAGGCGACTGGCGCACCCCACGACCCAGGAACCGCGGACATCTACCTCCAGTACCGCGGTCTGCGCCTCGACGTGTCTCCCTCGGCTGTGGAGCCGGGGATGATCACGGTCTCCGACGTCACCACCCTCGAGACGGTTCTGGGCCCGCTCACCAGCCAGAACCCGCTCGGCCTGGGCATGTTCTTCGAGCTGGTCAACGCCCCGAACCTGCTCTGTGCCGGTCTCGGCGTGGATGAGATCTCTGCGGCGGCCCCCGAGGGCACGCTGGTGGCCTACACCAAGGTCGCCAACTTCATCGAGTCGCAGGAGGTCTACGCCATCGCTCCGCTCACGCACGATGAGACCGTGGCGCAGATGTTCGACGCCCACGCGACCACGATGAGCGGCCCGACCCAGAAGGGCGAGCGTGTGACGCTCTTCTGCCCGGAGATCCCGACTCGGTCCATCGATGCCGTGGTGGCCTCTGGCCTCTCGGCCTCTTCCACGGCCACCACGAACGAGCTCATCCTCGACTCGAACCCGACCTCTGCGCTGCTGGCGGCCGGCATCGACCCGAACGATGTCATCCCGGCGACTGACAACGTGTTCGTCGAGCTCCAGGTGGGTGGTGAGCTTCGTCGCTACTCCGTGGAAGTGTCGAACGGTGTCCTCACCACGTTCCGCACCACCTTCGCGACGGGTGAGAACGATGACGACTTCTTCACCACGACTCCGCTGACGGAAGCCATCGTCAACGCTGACTGGTCGATGAAGATCCGCGGCACGGTCCTCGTCATCGCGGGCTCGACCCTGCCGGACAAGGACAAGATCGCGGAGACCATCCAGAAGAAGGCCCAGGTCTACGGCAACCGCCGCTTCCTGTACTTCGTCCCCAACGCCGCGGCGGCCGAAGTTCGGTCCTCCGTGGGTGGGGCAGAGGAGATCCTGCCGGCCTACTACCTCTGCGCGGCCTACGCGGGCCTCACGGCTTCGCAGCCCCCGCAGCAGAGCTTCACCAACATGCCCATCGCCGGGTTCACCGGCATCGGCAGCAACGTCAAGGCGAAGGGCTACTTCTCGGAGAAGCAGCTCGACGTCATGGCCGCGGGTGGTGCCTTCATCCTCATCCAGGAGGCGCAGGGAGCCCCGCTCACCTGCCGGCACCAGCTCACGACCAACCTCACCTCCATCGAAACCCGCGAGTTCTCGATCACCAAGGTGGTCGACTACGTCGCCAAGTTCCTGCGGGTGGGGCTCCGCCAGTTCATCGGGCGGTTCAACATCACCCAGCCGCTCCTGGACACCATCTCGACGGTCATCGAGGGCATGCTCTCGTTCCTCGAGAACAACCGCATCATCATCAGCGGGGACCTCAACAACATCATCCAGGACACGAAGCAGCCTGACACCGTGCTGGTCGACGTCACCCTGGACGTGCCCTACCCCTGCAACTACATCCGGCTCACGCTGGTCATCTAGTTGTAGGGCAGGCAGGCGTACTAGAGGAGAACAACGATGGGCAGACTCTCCGAGTGGGAACCATACAGCCGCTACGTGCAGGGCGGCATGGTGGACGGCAAGTTCCTGTCGGCCGCCTTCACCATGATCGCTGCCGGTCCTCCGCGCCTGGCCAACATCGTCGGGAGCGCCGCTCAAGCGGAAGCAGCCGCTGCGAGCTCGCTCTCCGGTAGTGGGGGCACGGTGAAGGACTGGGCATTGCCGATCGGCATCGTCCAGAACATCAACATCTCGCACAACCGGGCCTTCGCTCGGTTCTGGGAGCTAGGCAGCGAGCGAAGCTACTTCGTCTCGGGGCGCACGATGGGCCAGATGTCTCTGGGCCGCATCATGTACCACGGGCCGAGCCTGCTCCGCATGCTCTACGCCTACTACCAGGACCTGGTGTCGCCGACGATCGTTCCGTTCGTGTTCCCGAACCCCGGGGTCGAGAACATGGCGAACGAGCACAACGTCAAGATCCCGCCTGGGTACGAGAACCTCTTCATCAACCTGGCGTCCGACCTGTTCTCTCAGCCGGTCGGTCTCCTGCTCTACTTCCGCGACTCGAACGAGGCGACGGTCGGAGCGGCCTACCTCGAGGCCTGCTACGTCCCCTCGCACACGATCGCGACAGATGCAGGCGGTACCGTCATCCAGGAGCAGGCCGCGGTTCAGTTCGAGAGGGCTGTGCCGGTGGCAGTTGCATCTCTGGCTCTCGTCAGCCCAGAGTTCAACGCATCCACTGGCTACTAGACGGGAGGCATTCATGGATCGCGAGCTCGCTGGAGCGGTCTTTGCGCGGTGGCGTGACGGTGAACCCGTCCACGAGTCCGCGCTCTACAAGGCCGCAGCTTTCATGGGGATGGACCCCAGCCTCGCTCTGATGGAGGCAAGGTACTTCACCGTCCTCGACAACTACCTGCTGGAGAAGAGGGCCACGGGACGCCCCATGCTTCCTCTCGAGCGTGCCATCCTGTCCGCGGCCGCAGGAGCTCCGCAAGGAGCACTGGAGAAGCTGGCATCGAGGCATGGCCTCGACCAGGACGAGGTCATCCTTCGTCATCTCCAGGGGAGATCCTTCGAGCCCGACATCGAGAAGCTGGCCTTCCTGGGTATGGAGGGTGGTCCGTCCGAAGGTCCGTCGATGGACCGTGAGGGCCAGATGGGCGGCATCCAGCCGGCGATGCAGTCCCAGACACCACAGCCACCTCAGCCCAAGCTGGATGAGCAGGCAGGGGCGATGATGCAGTCTCCGCCTCAGCCGGGCGCCCAGGTGCAGCAGATGGGGCAGGATCCTCGCCAGGCGGCCATGGAGGCTCCTTCTCCCACAGCTCCGCCCCAGATCCCTCCCAGCGCCGAGGGCAACCTCGATGAGCTGCTCCAGCAGGCTCAGCAGGCTCAGCACGCTGAAATGGGCGGAGGGCTTCCTCCCGGTGGCATGGGCGCTCAGGAGCCCCCTCCACCTCCCCCTTCCCCGGAAGAGCGCATCCAGCAGATGATGCCGCAGCTCCCGGGCGAAGCCGTGCAGCGGTACGCGCAGAAGCTCCAGGAGCTGGAGCAGACGGTCGGCATCCCCGTCACCGACCCGAAGCAGATCAACAAGTTCATCCAGCAGCAGCAGAAGGCTGACGGGAAGGTCATCGACGGGGCCATCAAGCAGATGGCCGACCAGCAGACGATGCAGGCCGAGCAGCAGGTAGCTCAGATGGGCGCCCGGTTCGGCGGTGGGCAGATGGGACAGCCTGGCGGCGCAGGTGGCGCTGCCGCAGCAGGTGGCGGTGGCATGGGCGCGATGGCGCCTCAGCCGAAGATGCAGCCGCCGGAGCAGGCGGCGGTGCAGAAGGTGGCGGCTGCGGCAAGGGCGATGGCCCGTGCACACCTCCGTGGATGATTTCTGTGCCCAGGGCCTCCCGGGCATGGGAATCTCGGCGCCCGGCCGGGGCCAGCCCTCCCGGCCGGGCTCCCTCTTTCCGTGGAGAGGAGCTGAAAATGGGCACCAAACTCCAGGAAGCAGCGTCCGAACTAGTGACCTTTGCCGATGAGTTCAAGCGGAAGGTCACGGAACGAGCAGGAAGCCATCATGCCCATGCCCACGCCTCCGGAGCGCCAGCAGGAGCCACTGCTCGAAGTGATGTACGTCCTCCGGACGATCATGCAGAGCCTGGACACGATGCATCAGGACCTGCGTCGGGTGATGGAGGAAGAGGGTAGGGCGAGGGACCACGAGCTCGACAAGATCCGGGACCTCATCACCAAGAACGAGATCTCTCTAGCTACTCTCCCTGGAGAGATCAGCAACAAGCTCAACCGCCAGGTCGAGAAGAAGGTCGACGACGTACTGGACATGGTGCGGCGCAACCTGGATGACATGCGCCAGGCGCTATGGACCATCAGGCAGTACCGACAGTCCGAGGCTCAGACACCGCAACACGGCATCCAGATCATCCAGCAGACCACGACGCCGGGGCAGGGAGTGCCTATCCTCAACCCCGCCCTGCTTCCTCCACCCGACGGAGCCCCTGTAGTCGAGACAGACGTCACTGCGGGTCTTCAACTGAAGAAGGACGGCAACGTCCACTTCACCATCACCCCGAAGGTCATCACGGTAGCCAAATGGGTGGGCGGTACCTTAGTGGCGGCAGGCAGCAGTGTAGGCTTCGTGGAGTTCATCAAGAAACTCTTCGGCTGGTAGCTAAGAAACGAGGAGGGTTTCCCCTCCTCGCCCTTCAAGTCGTTACACCTACTCCTACGCCGTGAGGGTGAGCGGATCCTCCTCCTCGGCCTTGATCTCCTTCTTCCCCTGCTCCTCGGCCGCCTGCGCCGGCTGAGAGAGGGCGAGGACGGACTTCGCCAGCGACACGCTGTGCTCCTTGGTCCGCTCGAGCTCCTCGGAGAGCTTGGTGCCGGTCTCCTCGAGCTCCGTGATCTTCCCCTGGAGCGTCTCCATGACGACGGTGAGGTCGGCGGACTTCTTCTCGAGCTCCGCCACCTTGGAGTCGCGCTCGACGACATCGGCCTTGAGGCTCTTGATGGTGACCTTGTTGTCGTTGACCTCCTTCTCCATGGCCTTGTAAGCCACCACCTGGCGGCTGTTCCTGCGCTCGATCCTGTTCGCCATTGTCATCTCCTTCTACATGAGGGAAGCAAAGCCCTTGGCCACGAGCACCAGCAGAGCCTCTGCGCGGTCCAGGTATTCCACCTGCCTGGCCAGGGTCACAGCCTCGAAGATCCTTGCCTCATCTCCGTGCACCTCTTCTGCGGCAGAGTTGGCGAGCTGTCGCAGTTGCTTCACGGCGCTGATGAGGGAGTTCATGTTATCCATCAGGGAGGTGTCCGCGGGCACTGCCGGGACCTTCTCCCACAAGACCTTGTTGCAGCCATCACAGGAGACGGCGCCCACGTCTTCGACGTAGTAGTCCTTGATGACCTGCTCGATGGGCATGGCTGTGGTGGGCATGTTGATTTGTTGCGCACAGGACTCGCAGCCCACCCACGGCGAATCTTGACCCGTGGGGTCGACGTGCACGAAGACGTTCATGACTTCCTTCTTTCTCTGATGCGAGCCCAAATGGCCGTGAGGGTGGGAGTTGGCTCGCCCCCACAGGCATCGCAGAGGGGCACTTCGGGACCGATCCCAAAGCCGTCGCGGTGGATGGTGTAGTTACCCTGCGCGTGTCCTCCGCAGTACACGCAGAGCTCACTGTCATCCTTCGGCCGCATACGGTTCATGCCCCCACCCGGCTTCATGGGGTGATACTTCGGTCCCACCTTGCCGGTGCGCCGCTCGGTGCGGTTCTTGTACGCCTTCCAGCTCTTGCGAGCGTGGGCGACAGAAGGGGCATCGCACTCATGCGTCTCGAACCGAGGACCGTGCTCGGTGCGCTTCTTTTCCCCTCGTCGGGCGTTGTCCTTGTTGCTCATGGGACTGCCTTGGTCTCCAGCTCCTGGTTCTCCCAGAGCCAGTCAAGGTCCTCTTTCTGGTAGATGCCCACACCATCGGACTTGTTGAGGACGAGTTGCACCTTGGCCAGGTAGCGCTTGTGGAACTTGTACTGGTGATAGTTCGAGACAGCCGGCGGCTTGTCCCGCAGGATACCTGTCTGAGCCTCGAACCAGAAGTACTGGACAGGGGAGTCGCTCACCAACTCTCCCGTGGATTGTATCTTGATGCTTACTACGGTCACCTGCTCTGCGTCTCGATGGGCCTTGCGCAAGAAGACACACCAGACCGCTGCCGGCTGACGCGCTGAAACGAACTTCGCCAGGTCTTCCCACTGGAGCAGTACCATGAAGTCGTCGCCGGCTTGATACCACTCCTTCATCTGCTCCAACGCCAAGGGAACAGCGCGGTCGTAGGGCATCACGAGTCCGGTGGCAGCGTTGTGCAAAGCACGTCCGAAGTCTCCTTCGTGCACCGGGCCCAACGCTATCTTCTTGAACTCCTCGTAGGCGTCGGTCTCTGTCATGGCTCTCCCTCTTCTACCTCACACTCGAACTGGATGTGAGCGGCAGTGTACGCTTCTTGGAGCCTGGCTATGATCTCGCGCTCGAGCAGCTCCTCCACCTCGGCACATTCGAAGAAGACGTGGCCTGGGGACGCAGAGATGTCTGCCCACGTACCGTCCAAGATGTTGAGGAACTTGAGCTGATAAGGGTTGTCCTCCACTGGGACAGCCCGGAAGGGTAAGTCTTCTCTTTCCAGGGCGTCGTTGACGATCTCGATGGCTCTATCTTTCCACAGCCATGCGAGTGTGCAGGAAAATGCGTCCTTGAAGCTCAGCCTGAAGAAGTCGGACAGGCAGAGCTCGACGGTAACCGCTTTACGTACCATCCGGCCTCCACCTTTCTTATGCCTTAGACAGGCTGGCTCTTCTTGAAAGGGTTCGCCCCGTTCCTCCACTCTTCGTAGTCCTTCGCCAACGGGTACGGCTGGCTCTTGATGTAGGCCTGCTGATCTCCGGTCGGCATGGAGAAGGCTTCGAGCAGGATGGCCAAGATCCTGGGAAATGTGCCGATGTAGACCCGGCCATCACCCAGCAGACCCATGCCCTTCAAGAGGTCAGCGCTCCTTCCGATGACGAACTCCTGCACTTCCTTGGTGTCGGGGGAGCAGATGTTGTCGTCCTCAGCCCCGTACTGGCAGTTCTCGACGGGGGTGAAAACCCAATACTGCCGGCAGACGAGAGGACGGTGCTCGTAGATGTCACAGCGCTTCTCGCTGTTCAAGAACAAGCATGGCCGCCGAACCTTGTCGAACCAGTCAGCCCTCCCAGCTCCTTCCATCCACTCTCCCTCGGCTCGGAGCTTGGAGATGAAGGGCTTGGTCGCCTTGTGGGTCATCCGAAGATGCCGTACTAGTGGCAAGGTCTCGTAGATGGTCACGAAGGTGTGCAGGTAGCAACACGCTGGCCGTCTGCACTCTTTGCAGGGCGACTTCAGGTTCTTTTCCTTCTCACAGCCATGCAAGACAGTGAGGAGCTGTGGCTGGATGACGTTGCGTATCTCCTTCTCGATCTGGTCGATGGCTTCATTGGCCGAGCGATGCATCCCTCGGTCGTGGTGCTTGGGAAACCGAGACATCTTCAGTCCTCCTCGGTTTTCGGCATGACCACTGCGAACCTGTCAGGCACGTGACCGTTCACGATGAGGGGCTTCAGCTCCCGGGCAGGTATCGGATCCAGTAGAATAAGCTGCACTTGGCCACCCAGGACCGAGTTCTTGTTCGAGTCCATGCCCACAACCACCCGCATGCCGCGGGCCGCTTCCATCAGGTAGCGGGGAGCATAGGACCTCTCTCCCTCCATCACCCCCAAGGAGCGCATCGCGGACAGAACACCGGAGATGACGTTGGACTCGTCCTTCTAATGCTCAGCACCGTATGAAAGACCGTTGCCAAACCGGAACCGGATGTCATCTATGCCCCTCTTCTGCACCTCTTGTAGCACCGACAACATTTCGTCTATCGAAAGCACCACTCCGATAGCTTCTTGGGTGACCATGGGCATGGCCGCCTCGATGTTCTCGTGTGCGTTGGGCGCCGGGGAGGTGATTTTCATGGTCTCCCCGTTGTCACCCTTGACCAATACCAAGACACCATGGGGCGCCGTCGACCCGCGTTCCTTGATGTACATGTTCTCGTAGTGCCTGATCGTCACAGAAGTCACAGGAACCTGTTCCGTGAAGGTCTTGAGCGCCGCGGCAGGGTACATCGGGAGCAGAAAGTGCCGCGGGAAGGGAGGAAAGCCCGACTGGATGTGCGCTCGGCTCCCGTCGGTCATGATGAGCTTGTCATCAACGAAGAGCAGACCGAAAATACCGTGTCTGTCCTCTGTGGCGTGCGCGTCGTAGAGGAAGGACAGAACCTCGGTCAGTGACTTTCCCTCGTAGACCTGCTCGACAAAGGCGCTTCGCGGCTTCTTAGGCGAAGAAACCTCACCGGTCGAGCTCTTGAGGTTGCCGGTCACCTTCCCCGACGAGAAGTAGATCCAGTTCTGCCCCTCGGTGTTGTTGTTCGTGAGCTCGATGGGCTTCTTTCTCGTCCCCCTAACGAGCTGGGCCAGCTCCAAGAACTCCACCTCGGCCTCGTCCAGCTCCCCCTCAGCGGGAAAACTCACGGCGATGACTGCGTGATCGCGATCAGCTTCGACTAAGAGCATGCCGTTCTTACCCTCTAGCCGAACAATACGGCTGGTGGTGCTCTCCCTCGGAAGGAACTCCTTCAGGGCGAGCATCGTGGAGTTCAGAGCATGGTTGGAAACACGTAGCATCGATGCCTCCCGTGGCTATGTGGTTGTCCTGCGCTTGGTTCTTATGCCGTTCTTCGTAGAACTCTTCCACCTAAGAGAAAGGGAGCGAGCTCCCCATCTCCTGCTTCTCACTCTTGCTGGAGTTCTTCGAAGTACTTCTCGATGATCAGCTCAACCACGCTGCTCAGGTTGAGTCTGTCGTTGGGGCGGGCCTCTCGCATGGCCTCGAGGAGCAGCATCAGCCGCGCCTTCTGGTTCCGCGGGAGGTGGATAGTGACAGACGTGTGTCCTTCTTGGTCGTCCTTGCTCATGCTCGTGCCCGAAGATACCTGGTGAAGTTGTCTACTACCATCTTCGTGAGCACCCGGTCGATGGACTGCTGGCTGTTCGGATCACTCTCGGTGTACGCCCAGTACTTCTTGGGGTCGAACATGGCCTTGGCCTGCTCCTCGGATACCCCACTGCCGATGAGCAGGGCGTACACATGCACACCCTTGGACCGTGCGTGGTTGACCTCTCGGCGGACGAACTGTCGGAGCAGGAAGTCCGGTATCTGCTTACCGAACCCGAAACCCTGCCCCTGCGTTCCCACCTTCATGGCCGCAGGTGAACCGTCGGTGAGGAGGAAGATGCGCTTGGCCATCCCAGCAGGCACCCTAGTGATCATCTGGCGTACCGCAATCCGCAGAGCCGAGTTCATGGGAGTGACCCCGGCGCACTCAACCGGCACCTTGTACCGCTGGCTCCCGATGCGAGCCATCGTACTGCCCGTGTAGGCCTGGCAGTTCTTGTCATAGCGGTAGAGCCAGACTTCTCCGTAGTCATTGTCTCGACGGTCATCGAGAGGAGTAGCCCCCCGGAACCCCCACAGGTCCCCGCGCACGAAGGGGAACTTCAGCGCTTTCTTCAGCATCTCGACCCCTCGGCACACTTGCTGGAAGGGGCTTCCCTGCATCGAGCCAGACATGTCCACCAAGATCTGGTAGGCGAACCCCTGAGACAAGGCATCGCTCTCGAAGATGTCCTCTGTGGATGTGGGCGAAGGGGTGCCGTCATCATCACCTAGCTCGATGGTGCGCTGGATGAGTGCATCCATGTCGATAGTGGAGCCGTCCGTTGACCTCTTGGCCTCCATCTTTCCCAAAGCACGGATGAACGTGGTGTGCATCCTGTCTGCGGCCAGGAACTCCTGTGAGCTGAGCTCCGTTCTAGTTCCACACACATCCCCGGGCTTGACATCGAAGAGCTGCACCTTGGCCCTAGCATCGCTGGTGAGATGACTCTGTTCGCTCTGCTGTGCCAATCCGCTCTTGAGCTGGCCGATGGCCTGGGCCACGTCTTCGTCGACATGCCCCGCAGCCACCATCTGCTCCACTCCCTCATCATCGCTCGGGTCCAGGCGCATGGCCTTGTTGATGCTGTCCGCTATGCTAGCCGGATTGGGGTGCTTGGAGATGTTCTCCGGCGTAGCTCGCTTGTGCTCCTCGGCATCATCGAGAGGCTCGGTGCTGGTGGTCAACTGCTGAAGGATCTGATTGACAGAGCTGCCACCGGCCGCACTCTGTTGCTGCATCATCTGTCGAGCTGACGGCCCCTTCGGCAGGGAAGGACTTCCTGTAGCTCCTTGAGGAGTTTGTGAGCCTCCGCCATCGTCAGCTCGATCTTCTTCCCCGACGCCAGCGTCACCCTGATCTCCGTCACCTCGATCGTCAGAGCCGTCTTCTCCTTGAGCTTCCTGCTCTCCATCATCCTCCTCTTGTTCACCACCTTGGCTCTGCTGCGTCTGGGAAGTACCCGGTTGGCTGGTTCCATTTGCCCCGCTCCCACTCTGTTGCTGCTGTTGCTTCTTCTCGAAGTCCTTCAGCAAGGAGCCGATGCAACGGTCGACGGTCACACGGATGATGGCGAAGCCGTTGGCTGGCCCCTTGTACCTGATCCGGTCAGCTCCCCATTCCACGATGGGCCGAAGCGGTGCGAACTCGCTCTCCGACGAAGTGGGTACACCCAGCGCGGCCGCGAACAGGAAGTCCAGGAAGTTCTCGTTGATGGCATCCCCACGCTTCAAGGTGAGCCGCTTCCAGCGCTTCCACAGACCTTCTGCCGAGCCTGGGTAGACCTTCTCGTTGAGCGAGTTCACCCTGAGGTCCTCGAAGGCGTTGGTCACCAGGTGCAGGAAGAGCCGCAACAGAGGTGCGTCCAGGTTCGGAGCCAGCTTGCCGTAGTCCTGCAACATGGCGTTCACGAAGAGCTCCGTGGCCACGATGTCGCTCTTGCCCCAGTGGTGACACCACTCATGCTCAAAGCCGAGGTAGCCTTCGTACTCCGAGCACTTCCAACACTGGAGTTCCTCACCCACGACGTGCTGCTTCTTGCCGATGTCCCGGTAGGTGTGTCCACAGTCGAAGGTGTAGAGGGGGCCACCATCGTCCTCGATGGAGATGAGCTTGCGCTCCACCTTGTCCGAGAACCTGCACCAGATGGTCTCACCATCGGTAGCGTTGATGTTTCCCTGCTCGAGTCTGACTCTCTTCTCCCCCTTCTTCTTGAAGATCCCATTCAGGATGTCGTGCGTCCTGTAGATGGGATTCTTATCGATTCTTGCCTCCCACGGAGGCTTGCTTGCGGCTGGCTGCTTGGGCGTGAACCCGCCTGAGACATAGGAGCTCGAGCGGGAGCCGCGGAAACGACTCCGACCGTAGGCCATGAGCTACTCCTTTCCGAAGGGCCCGAAGATGGAGGGGATGCCCGGACGCCACCGGTCCAGATCGCCCACGTAGTGAGCTCGGAGGTAGTTGCGCGGTTCTTCTACAGCCTTGAGGAAAGCCCAGGCCAAGGGGAACCGCAACATCGCGAGCATGTCGCTCATCTAGTTCTCGCCCCTCATCGTCTCGGGGGCAGGTGCACCGCCGGCGCCGGCGCCGACCGCTGCGAAGTTGGCCGCCACCTGCATCACCTGCATCATGTAGTCCCTGACGTCTGGAGGCAGAGAAGCTGCCCCAGCAGTGTGCATGTACACCGAGGCGAAGGCGAAAGCCGGAACGCTGATGCTGTTCTTCATCGCCTTGGTGGCGACGACCTCAAGCTCGTCCCAGCACCACAGGACGTGCTCTGGATCGATCTTCAGTTGAGCACAGACGGATGAGATGACCTTCAGGAGGGTCTCTCGGTTACTTGGCATAGGTGCCCTCCACGTCGTCTCCGGCTTCGTCGAGGTTGAAGAACTCGGGGTCGGAGCCCTGATCGATGAGTAGGTCGGCTGCCTTCTTGCCATCCATCTCTTCCTGCTCGTCACAGGCTATGCGCCCGGAGCAGTGACCCTCGGTGATGTTGTAGTGAATCTCGGTGAGATCGACCTCTCCCGGGATGGGTTCCTCGGAGAGCACCTCGATGTGGAAGACCCGTCTGTAGAACTTGCGCTCGGTCATGGTGTGGTCACCGTCGGTGCGGGGGGATCTGCCGGTCCAGTGACACGGACGATGATCGCGGCACCGACCTCGCGTAGCCTGGAGGCCACATGCTCGGCCTTCAGCTTGTCGATGTTGGCCATGACGGTACTAGGGGCCATGTCGCACAGGTCCTTGGCCTCCTTCAGGCCCAGGAAGGTGTGCTCACGAACGCACTTGATGACCTGGATCTTGTTCGGCCCACAGGTGAGGAGTAGGACTGTGTAGCGGCTGTCCGGCCCCTCTTCCGGCCCCACCGCCGACATCATCTGCTGCATCTGCATGAACAGATGTCGCAGCTCCTGTGAGAGCGCCTCCCTCATCCTCGCCATGTCGTTCTTCATGTTGATGGCAGTGGTGTCGAAGGCGTAACGGTTGGCGCCGAGAGCGTGATCCAGTACTTCGGTGGCCCTGCCGATGCTCTTCGCCAGAACATCTGCCGCGTAGACGATGGCTTCGGGCAGGTCTAGCTCTCTCTTCTTCGCAGTCATCAGAACCCCTCCCCGCCGCGCCAGGACTTGCGCAGCTTGCTTGCCACACCGTCTCCGAAGTGGCTACGGATGCGGCCGAAGGCAACCTTCTTGTCGTCTCCCTCGAACTTACCTAGGCAGACCTGTAGGGCATCCTCGATTCCGAGTGCGTTGATGAGGACCATGAGTGCGACGGTGTCACGGGGCGACAGCGCGTAGCCTGTGGCCTGCTGTCTCGTCTCATGGGCGAAGTTCACGACCTTGTCCATGATCGAGTCGTCGACGGGTTGGCCTGCGAGGTTGGCCCGGATGATCTGCTTCTCGAAGCTCACCGGCGGGTAGCCCACGTCGACGATCTGGCAGCGAGACTTGAAGTCCTCGTTGAGGTCGTAGGTGCCTCCGTAGGCACTCGGGTTCATGGTCGCGATGACGAAGAGCTGTGCTCCCTTGCGCAGACGGAAGGTCTTGCCCTTCAGCTTGTTGATGGTGCAGGAGCGGTGGAAGTCGAGCATCGAGTTCCACTCCTTCTGGATCTGTGCCGGCAGGCCGTTGACCTCCTCGGGCAGCAGCAGGCAGCGGCCATGCTCGTTGGCGCACTCGATGGCGGTGGGGAAGCTACCCAGGGCGAAGGGCGTCTGCTTGCCCATGAGGTAGAAGGAACCGAGCTGGTGCGTCTCCTTGGTCTCGTCGGAGCAGTTCTGTCGCACGATGGGCGTCTTGGTCTGAGCAGCCCACACCAGAGCGGCGAGGGACTTCCCGGTGCCCTTCTCTCCCTTCAAGATGACATTGGCGCCAGTGGGCAGGAGCTTGTTGAAGAGCTCGACCAGGCCGAAGACGTCGACGAACGGCGGGTGCTCCTCGATTTCCTTCAGCAGCTCGTCAGTGGACTGCCTGGTGGTGATGATCTCCGTGGAGAGGGGATCGACCACAAGCTGGGCAGGGGCGGCAGCTCCGTTGCTCTTCTTCGTGGAATAGCCAAAGTCGCTCAGCGCATCGAGGAGCTGCTTGATGCCGTCCTCCGGCAGATTGGTCAACCAGTCACTCCAAGGGTTCTTCTCTGTCTGTGTCGCGGTCATGATTCCTCCGAGTAAGATGAAAGCTGGCGTTGGGGTCACGTGCTTATCCCCCACGCCAGTTCCATCTTGCGGTGTGTACTCAGCGGCGACAGAGCCACCGCAGGAGATGCCCGAGAATGGCGCACCCCAGGATGAACAGAAAGCCGAACCCGATCACGGGTCGACCTCCTCTTCCTCCGCTTCTTCGTTGTCCGGCTCGTCGTTGTCCAGAACAGGATCTTCTGGGCGAGACTCGTACTTCGTCACGAGCTCGTTCGCCAGCATCGCCCAAGCGGTCAACCATCCGTTGCACTCCGTCACCTCACGGGGAACTATACCCCGGTCGAGGAGTAGCTCGGCTGCGAGACCAATGGCGAGGGCGGCCTGGTCCTTCCACTCCGTGTACATCTCCAGCACTGTGAGGCGACTGAAGACCACTAGCGCCCGCACGCCGGAGGCGAAGGGGCCGCCGACGGTCTTGTAGGTGATGCGCCGGTCTTCGAGTTCGATGTAGCAGGTGCGGCCCTTCTTCTCCCGCAGGAACAGGAAGTACTCACCGTCTTGTCGCATCGGCTCGAAGCCTGCTTCTTCGAGATGGCGGCGTTCGGACTTGTTGAGCCTGTCGAACTTCAGCTCGGGGGACCAGCCAATCTGGATGTACTTGTAGTCGTCCTCTGTTTCTCCGTCGATACAGTCGATGGTGGCAATGATCTTCTCATCAATTCCCATGATCTGTTCGTAACGCTCCGGCCTCTTGCAGACCTTGCGTAGGAGCGTCTCCCGCTCCTGCGCATTCAGGCAAATCATCATCATGGCAGCACCTCCCAGTATGAAGGATGAGTCCCTCATAGTTCTTATCCCTCAGAGAGAAGAGCCTTTCCTGCCAGCTAAAGCCCCGCCGGGTTGCCCCGGCGGAGTGGCCTTTCCTCCTAGCTGATAGCAAGATACGGTCCCGTGCTCTGCTTTGTCCCAAGGACGCAGCGTGACGTGGTTTGACCGTAGCCATCCCTTCCCTCCAGCTCTCTCTAGGCAACAGGTTGGATCCCCAGGTGCCCAGTCCCAGGGTCACACTCTTCTTATCACTCGTCGGAGAAGCGGCCTTGCGACAGTGGTACGTGTCTCGTCTCTGTCATGTAGCCGTCGACCGTCCCAGTGAATGGTGATCACCGACGGCACACTTTCGGCGCTGAATCTGCGTACCCTGATGGTCGACCCTACCCCCATCAGCATGAGACGAGACGTGTAGACCCCAAACGGCCCCATGTCGTGTTCCCCTTCAGCCAGGACATCCACATCCCGGCTGGGGAACTCCCACCTCTGTGTCCCATGGAACAACGGCGGGACGTTGATGAGAACCAACGCTCTCGGGTCTCCTCTGTCCAGCTCACGCTCCTTGACCAGGAGCAAGGTTCCCTTCTCACGCGTTCGGAGAAAGGAGGCGCGAAGAAGCCTCTCGGGCAGTGGTCTGAAGTCTTTGCTCCCAAGAGGTACCCTCGCCATGGTCCCACGCCCTCCCACGCTCCCAACTGACACGTGCGGGTAAGGATCGCTCGAGACTGGCAACCCAGGCTCGGTCTTGATCCCCACGTAGAAGCACAGCATCGACTACAACCTCCTGTGAGGGTCGAGTCGAGGGCTCTTTCTCGGCCCGGCAGCATGCCGCACCAAAATGAGAGTCTCGACTAGACTTCATGATTCTTATGCCTGCTGTTCTGGCGTTCTTGCAGACCCCTTCTAACCTGCCTCGACAGGTGCTAGCCTGGCTGGACCAGTTTCACTACACCCAGAGGACATCGATGAGCGACGTCAACGAAGAGTACACCGAGAGTCACGAGCCCCTTTCTCACGCAGACCTGCTCGAAGAGGTTGTCAGGGCGCTGGTCACCAACCAAGAGGCCGTCAGCATCAACGAGGAGAAGATCTCGGAGGACCACATCAGCCTGTCCATCACCGTTGCCCCGGAAGAGTGCGGCAAGATCATCGGCAAGGAGGGGGCAACCATCCGGGCACTGCGCTACCTCTTCACGTGCGTCGGCGCAGCGGACAATCACCTGCGCATCGGCGTCAGGCTCATGTCATCCAACGGACACACCAAGAGAGCGCAGAGGAGCCATCGGTTTCGCCATGGGCAGGAGGCGACTAGCTAAGAACAGGCGTGGTGCACTGGTGGGTGGGGAGATTGGACTAGCGGCGGGACCAGTTCTCGTCGTTCCCGGGCCCGTCCGCCCCGCACAGGCAGTGGCCGGTCCCATCGTTCCCGTGGCCCTCGCCGATGTGCTTGGTGGCCTGCTCGAGCGGCGCGAGGTCGAGGACCTCGGCTGCCAGCTCCACCAGCTCCTCCGAGACGTGCTTCAGGTAGTCCAACGTGGCCTTCTCCTTGTGGAGGGCCAGCAGGGCAATCTCACCCTGCACGTGGGTCAGGATCATCAGGATCTTCTCAGGCGTCATGTCATCCTCCCAGGGATAGAGACAGGTTGTGGTCCACAGCCACATTGCTTATCTCGCACCAGGGCTCAGTCTTGCAGGGCTCAGCCAGCCCTCCCGCTCAAGGGGCGCAAGGGTGGGGAAGGAGGGACTGGGAGCTCTCCCCTACTACCTAGACAGCTACCAGATAGCCCTCGTCTGTTAGACCGTGAGCTAGACCTCGGACTAGCCCTCGAAGCCCAGATCGCCACAGCTATGGCACTTCTGCCATCAAGACAGAAGCCTGGCAATAACCCATCCAAAACAGCCCCCCAAACCTCTCTTTCGGAGCTACGAGAGACTTGTATCGAGGTCGTTTTGGCGTGTAGGGGCGTTTTGTATCACTTTGGTCAGACAAACATCGAGATAGAGGCCTCAACATGGCAAACCCCGAGATAACACCCCCACAGAACGATGTTCCTCTGCATCTGAGTCACCTGCGCACGACCAGAGCGGCCGTTGTTCTGGGCCAAGCTGTAGCAGATACCCTCCTGGAACGAGGAATAGTCATCCTGTACCTCAACGCCGCGGACGAAGTGGAGACTGTTCCGTACAAAGACCTGCTGATGGACATCTTCCCAGAAGACCAGGCCATCCAGCTTCTATCTGCGCAGGGCTTGGATGATGAGTACGTCACCAGCTACTTGAAGGGCCGAGATGTACGCCAAAGGAGGCTTTGATGGCCAAGTACTGCGACAAGTCCCCCTGTGAGGCACTACTTCCCGAGCTTGGCCATCGAGTGTTCTGCGTTCCGAACGCTGAAGGCACGAAGTACGAGCTCATCATCCCCACCCCGAAGGGAGACTTGGTTGCTGTCTACTGCCCGATGTGCGGAACATGCTGGGACAGCACCGAGATCTCCATCATCCAGCGCTGGAAGCTGCCACTTACACGCCAACGCCGGCGCAAAGTGGCTACTGGCTAAGAAAGAGCCCTTCGTGCTGGGCTTGGACGTTGCTCCCTGGGAGGTGCATGTCTGGGCACAAAGCACGAAGGGCTCGCAGAACGCCAGTGCTGAAACACCAACGCTCTACTACTCCACTTATACCCGCTCAAGGGGCGCAAGTTGCAGAAGCAAGACCTTCGTCATCGTATGTCAGTAGGCCTATAGAAAGGTGTTCCCCCCGGGGGGGTAGGGACACAGTGTGAACCTAGACGTAGGGCCAGGTATTTTAGTTCTGGGAAACAGCCCGGGAAACGGCAGTAAAACATCTCCAGAACAGGGGTAACTGGAGCATGATTTTTTTGGGGGCTGTTTCGGGGCTAAGAGAACGGCCCAGGAAAAGGGGCCGGAGAAACAACCGGGAATCGAGTTTTTTGGCGGGTTGTGGGAGCTAAGAACAGGCAGTGAGCCCATGCTCATCACCTGTCCTGGACTCCACAATGGCAGACCCAAGGAAACCACACCCCACGAGACCAGTCCCCACCGGATCGCACCTTAGAATGAATGGGCCCCGGAAGAAGCTCTCACCTCTTCCGGGGTACAACACGCCGCCTCACCAGGAGACACCCCACCCGAGGGCACCTGAGCCAACCGCAGGTCACCCGACCATTCCTAGCCATACCAGACCGCAGGTCACGACACCGTAGATGTTCTTCTTGGAGCCGGCGAGAACCTCTCGACTCTCGTCGGCTCCGCACGACACTAGACGATACGAAGCCGGAGGAGGCCTCACCCCACCCGAGCCAACACGACCATGGCGAACCGCTCCTGACCGTAGAGCATGCAGGGCCCGGAAGAGCCTTTCGACTCTTCCGGACTCCATACCGTGCCGAAACAAACCCCACCCCGCGCCACACTACCTTGCCCGAGACGACCTAGGCTCACCCAACCCAACCCAGCAGAAGACCACCTTAGATGTTCTGGGGCCGGTGGAGGTCTTTCGATCTCCGCCGGCGCCACACCAGGCCCGACCCAACCTAGCCGGACCTCACTCCACGCTACCTTGCGCAGCGTCACCAAACACACCCGACCGCACCATAGATCACGCGACCAATCCGTAGATCAGCTCACATCGCAAGGCCGCACGAGAAGAGACTACTTGTCCTTCTTCGTCTCCCAGCGGCGGATGATGAACTGACCGTAGATGCCCTTGCGGTTGGGGCGGAAATCGAGAAGGCCGATGCGGCGGCCGGCGATGTCAAAGAGCTGGCGGATGACATCCTCGCCGATCTCGTTGGTGTCGATCTGGACGTTCGCGGTCACGGCCCAGAGATCGAACCGAGGCCGGCAGATGCAGACCAGCTCCCCACCGTTGGGGTTCTTGCCCTGCCGCATGTCGACCTCCCAAGCTGCCTTCTTGCGCGGCTCGCCGGGAAGGTGCATCCGGAGGTGCGCGTCGAGGAGGGTTAGGAAGCCCGGGAGCATGGTGCTCTTGGTGGTCGAGACCTGCCTCTTGCCATCGAGGCGGACGTGCTGGCCGGCGTTGACCAAGCAGGAGAAGAGGCACTCGGTCGGGATGTACGGCCATCCCTCGGAATCGACGTAGACCTTGGTCTCGCACTCCTCGCGGGGCGTCCCCTTCGGGGCAGTCTTGGGCGCCTTCTCCTTGTTGCGGATCTTCTCCAGGGTCTCCATGGAGACACGGTTGTGCATGATGGGCGTGAGGCCCTCAAGTTCAGCCTCGAGCTCCACCAGGCCGGTAGTGGACAAAGAGTGTTGCTGTACTGCATTGGTCCTAGCAGGAACGGGCATTGTCATTCTCCTATTGAGTCGTACTGTGGCAGGACTCGGAAGTGGTTGCCGGGACGCACCTGCCAGTGAGCCGGGTTGTGGGACGGCCTCGAGGGCTCATGACTTCCACGGCCGTTGTACGTCGGGCTGTGGGTGACCTTGCCACTCTTGTTCTGGTAGCGCGTGATGTAGCACCAGACACCGCGCTCGCGGCACTGTCTCCTGACGTCTTTGAGCCAGGCTGTGTTGCAGTACCGTCGCCCCTTCCCCATCTCGCAGCCGACGACGACCTTCATGAGCAGCGGGTTACTGATGTAGCTGGACAGGTCAACCGGCTCGAGCAGTGGTTGAATCGAGAGGACGTAGCCGGCAACCTCGATGCCGAACATTTTCGTGCACCGCTCATCGAGGGTCTCCTGCGTCTCGGCGGAGCAGCCAAGCCACAGATTCGGTGGCGTCCCGTACCGAGCCAGGACCTCTTTCGCCTCGTCCAGCCTCTTGGTGAGCGCGACGAAGATGAGGTCTTGGTGCTTCTTGATGGCCTCGAACGCTTCGGGCCGCCACTTCTCGGCCTCGGCGATGAAGAAGTCCGAGCCGGGGCAGAGCAGGATGAGGGAGCCCGCGCACGCGTGTTCGATCTTGAACCACTCGGATGCTTTACCGCGGTACACCATCCCAGCTTTGCCTTGCTTGCGTAGATGCTGTTGCGCCAGGCAGTGGAGACACCCAGGACCGACGGAGTGGCAGCCCTCCCACCAGGCTACTGCGAGATCTACCCAAGTAGACTGCGTCCCGCCGGCGCTCATGCCTGGGCCACCTTGTCGGCAGACTTCGGCAGGGCCCAGCCACCCTCGATGACCATGTCGATCCCGATCTTGTTCTTGACCTTGCCGGAAAAGCTGCGGACGAGCTTCTTCTCGGCCAGGAGCTCCATGATCCGCTTGGCCGTGTAGAAGCTGACACCGATACGGCCCTTCATGGCGTTGGTCGTGAGGACCGGGCTCTCCGACAGCGCGTGGAGCGCCTTCTTCTCGAGGGTGGACTGATCCCTCTCGATGTTGACCCTCTTGATGACCCTCTTCTTCGCGCCCTTCTTGGGCTTGGCTGCCTTCTTGACCTTCTTGGGGGCCGATTCCTTGGGCGCTGCGTGCATCACCACCAGCGGCGGCCTGGCATCCACCAGAGACTCGAACTCGGCCTCGAGCTGCTGCTTCTCGATCTCGATCTCCTTGAGCCTGGTAACGATCATCATCGCACGACGCATCTTCTCGCTAGCCATCTGGCACCTCCCGTAAGAGTTAG